TACGAACTGGAACTCGGAGGGTCGGCCGAGAAGCCGATCTTCCAGATGGAGAACTGATGGCGAACAAGGCGAAGGTGACCACGACGAAGTCGATCTCGTTCGGGACCGGCGACGTGCCGGACCTGTCGGATGCGCTCCACGAGTTCACGTCCGGCTCCTACGGGACGATCAACGTGCATGTCAGTCGGGTCGAGCACGATCGGATGCCCGGCAGCTTCGACACCACGGTCACGCTGACCATCACGGAGTAGTTTGACCGGATTGACGTCAAACCCTACAATCGATTGACCTGCACGAGGAGGAAACATGCCCATCGATGAGCACGGCCAGATCACCGGCGTCTTCGGGATCACCGTCGAGACCGACGAGCCGAAGACCAAGTCCACCATGAGCCCGACCCAGGCTCGCGGTGTCGCCGCGCACCTGGTCAACATGGCCAACGACGCCGAGGGGAAGCCGAACTACCGGGTCGCGCTGAAGAAGCGGTGGAAGCCCGGAGGCGTCCGCGACAGCGAGAACCGGCTGATTGGGTTCGGTCTCGGCATCGCGTTGTTCTCGGGCCTCAACGGCATCGACAGTGGAGATCCGGTCCACTGGGTCCTGTTCGCCTCGCTGCTCGTGGCGACCGGGATGCTGTACTGGATGCGTCGGGACGGCGACGCCAAGGATCTCAACGACGAGTTCCGCGAGAAGGTCCACGGCACCACGATCGACCAGTCCAGCGGCGTTCTGCCGTGGGACGTTCGATGACGATCGTTGTCGGCCACCGGCCCGGCGCGGCACAGGGAGGGAAGTTCGCACCTCGGGCCACGCTCGTCGGGTGCGACTTCCCTCTGTGCGACAAGGCGATTCACTTCCCGGTGAATCTCCAGTCCAGCAAGGCGCAGTGCGTCCGGGACACCATCCGGTTCATGGAGGCCCACGACCGGCAGCCCACCATCGCGGGCTGGACCGTCGACACCACCGTGGATCCGGCCAAGTTCTTCTGTGCCAACCACGCCGACAAGCCCAAGCTCGGCACCGTGATCCTGCAACCGAAACGAGACACATGAGCGAGACCGACGTACCCGAGTTGACCACCGCGAACTACCTCGAAGCCGCGGACCTGATGCTGCGCATCCAGGAGAAGCACGCGGCCGGGGAGAAGCTCTCGAAGAAGGAGCGCGCCATCATCACCTACGCGGCACTGATGGCCGCGTCGGATCGGTCGGCGGACATGTACCGGCAGTTGTACAAGAACATGCTGGTAGAGATTGGTGAGCCGATGCCTCTCGAAGCGGCGCAGAAGGCCCGGTCGTTCGAGACGATGCTGACCAACGGCATTCGAGCGGCCGAGAGCGGTCTGGAAGTCGGCGAGCCGGTGGCGCTGCGCTCGATCCTCACCGACTTCCGAGAGGTCTACTCGACGGACCTGCTCCGATGAGCTGGGATCTCGTGTTCCAGATCGGCCTGCTGATCCTGGTTGCGGACTTCTCCGTACTCCTGATCGCGGGCATCGTGAAGGCCTTCCGCCGGTGAGCGCCGACGAGCGGGTCGCCGAGCTGAAGGTGCTCAAACGCATCGACGCCGATCGGGTCGGCCGGGTGCTGAAGCAGACCTACGAATCGATGCTGGACATGAGCCAGGCCGAGGTGCAGGCCGTCATCGCGCAGGCCGAGGCGGACATGACGCGCTGCTACGACGCCTCCGCGACGTTGCGCGAGGTCGGCGGGCAGCTCTCCGACGTGATGATCACGGCCATGAGCGTCGCGAGCGACAGGGGTTTCCGGATCAAGTGAGCATGATGGAGCGGCTCGTTGCGGCCGTCGGCGCCTGGCTGGTGCTGGCGGCCGCGGTGAATGGAGCCGAGCATGACTGGCTCTCGTCGGCGGTATGCCTGTTCTGGGCCACTGCGTGCCTGGTCAGCGTCTTCGGGATGGCGTCAGACCGGAGGGCTCGACGAGCCGAACGAGAGAATCGAGCGCTGCTGGCAGCGGTCGAGAGACAGCAATCAATCGAGGCCCGGTCCGAGGAATGGGTCCGCAACGAAGAGGGGATCTATGTCAGACTCAGGGATGACGCCGGAGCAGGTCAAGGAAGCAGCGACGGACACCATCCGCAACGCGATGAATGCGGAGACCAAGACCAGGTTCGGTGAGGACTTCTCCGTGCGCCACGGCATCGTCATCGCTCTCGTGGAGAGGCCTCGCGGGGACCTGGAGAAGCCGAATGCCGAGCGGGTGTCGCTGATGGTCAAGAACCTCGACGCCGTCCACCCGAGCATCGCAGTGAACATGCTGAAGGAGGCCACGGCGATCTTCCAGGCCGAGGCCGCAAAGAGAGGGAATTGATGGCGAAGAAGATCGTGCTCCGATCGCTACGGGGCACCGGCGAGCCGTTCCAGGGGTCAATCGACGTCCTCGGAGCGCAGCCCGGAATCCACAACCTGCCGAACATGATGGACGACATTACCCGGGCCTGTGCCGCGGTCGACGTCGCGCACTACCCAGTGCCGTACTACGCCTCGATCGCCCCGGCCGGTGGAACGAAGATGTTCCACGAGAGCTACGCCGACGGATACAGGCGGGCACAGCTCGCCGACGCGCAAGGCCTCCCTACGATCTGGGTGGGGTACAGCCTCGGCGCAGGCATCCTCGGGGACCTGCTGGCGGCCGGGGACCTGCCGAACTGCATCGGGGCGATCCTGCTCTCCGACTACGAGCGGCACTCGAAGCAGATCGACCCGGCGTGCAAGGTCAACCCAGCGCATTACGGCTGCGTGGACCGGCGCTTCATCACCACCTCGGCGCAGGTGGTGCAGCTCTCGGCGCCGGATGACCCGATCTCTGCGCTCCCGGCGACCAACGGGTTCCGACTGCTCGCGCAGGCGGTCACCGGCATTCGTCAGCCGTGGAACGTGGGTTTCCTCGACCTCAACGCCACGCTCGACGCCATTCGGCGCTACCTCGGCACTCCGCCGATCGGGAACGTCCCCGCGCGAGCGAGCGCCCACGTCGGTTACAACCGGGTGCGGATGCCCGGGTCGACGAAGACCTACACCCAGTACGGCGCCGAGCACGCCGTGCGAATGATCGAGGAGTACCGCGCCGCTGCGTGATACGCTGACGCCGTCTCAACTCGTGCAGGGATCGGGACAGCCACAGCAGCGAAACCCCCGGCTCACAAGGCTGGGGGTTTCGTCTTGTCCCGGGGTACGATCGCGCCATGTCGTCCTCGTCGAGTCGTGCCAAGGGAAAGGCCTCCGACGGCGCGCAACTGAAGGCCTACTGGCTCACCGGCAAGGGAGCAGCGAAGATCCGCTGGCGCACCGACGGGGACATGAGTAGGTGCATCCGACTGCTTCGACCGATCGCTGCCAGGGAGGGATTCTCGGCCGAGGGGTTCTGCGCTCGACTGCACAAGGCCGCGAACGGCTTCTACCCCGGTGATAAGCGCAACCTGAAGAAGGGCTGATGGCGACCAATTTCGGGACGCTCTTTCCGACGAAGTCACACGCCGAGTGGGAGAAGCTCAACCCCCTGCTCCTCGACGGCCAGGGAGCCTACGAGCGCGACACCAAGGCGCTGAAGATCGGCGACGGGTCGACGCTCTACAACGATCTCCCCTACTTCGTCGGCGCCGTCCAGGTCATCTCCGCAGAGCAGATCGAGGAGCTGACCGCTGAGTTCGTTCCGACCTCGGATCTGGCGAACAAGGCCTATGGCACCAACAGCGCAGGCGAAGACATCGTCTGGGCCATCTCCTCATCGGCGACCGGCGCAACCCTCGTGCTCCGCGGCTCCGGCGGCACCGTGCAGGTCGGCGAGGCCACCGCCGCCAACCACGCCGTGCCGAGGTCGCAGCTCGACCAGACCATGCTGAAGGCCTTGCTCGGCGGCGACAAGATTGTCCCGCTCGTCGGGGGTCTATGGTATCCGATCCCTGGCACCGGGACGACGACCACCCGCGCGACCGCGAACAACGGCGAGTCTCGGTTTGGCCGGATTGTCGCCGGACGCGACGCGGTCCTCGACGCCATGGCTCTGGAGGTCACCACCGCGGGCACGGTCGGGGCTCTCCTGCGCTTCGGGATCTACGACTACGACCCGCTGACCAACGCCATCGGACCGCTCCTCGTTGACGCGGGGACGGTCGAAGCTGAGTCGGTCGGAGTGAAGACGATCTCGATCCCCGGAGGCCTGTCGGTTGACGCCGGGGACCACCTGCTCGTCGGCGCCGCGGTCCAAGGGAACCCGGCCACGCGGCCGGTCCTGCGCGCCATGGTCAGCAACGACGCCTTCCTCACCTCGAACGGGGCCTCCCAGGTGTCGGGTACCGGCATCTCGAACCTCACCAGCACGATGACCGGTGCGCTCCCGGCGACCCCGGGCTTCGGTTTCGGCGGGTCCGGCGCGCTGTTCCGCGTCATGGTCAGAGCCGCGGCCTGACCGGCGGCTACAATCCTGACATGGCAACTCGACGTCGACGCGGCGGATCGCTCAACACCCGGAAGAAGGGCAAGGCGAAGAACGGCGCGAAATGGGGGCACGGCTTCGTGCCGAAGAACGCCGCCGCTCGGAAGCTGAAGAAGAAGCTCGACCGAAACGGCAAGCGCCGCAAGCGGACTTCGCAGGGGTACCCGAAGCGATGACGGCGCGGTCCTCGCGGGCCGACGGTCTCCTTCAGTGGTTCACTGTTCACTCCCCGCGCAAGGAGTTCGATGGCGGATTCGTCATGCCGCAGCACTGGTTTCGGGTCAATATCTACGAGACCAACGCGCACCTGAAGGCCTACCGAGCCCGAAACGTCCGGCACGTCGAGGTCGAGAAGGATCTCGGCGCCGGGGTGATCTGGAAGCACGACGAACTGCCCGCCAACGGATTCCTCGGCACACTGATCGTCTCGGCCGATTGGCTCAATGCCCGAGTCATCATCCACGAGAGCGTCCACCTCGCAGTGCGCGCGCTGAAGGGGCACACCGGGACGCAGCGGCCGATGCTGAGCAACGGTGTCGTTGGCGTGGCGAATGAGGAGTTGGTCGCCTACCTCACCGACGGGATCGCGGCGTCGCTGATCAAGGAGCTGGAGCCGTTCTTCTGTGGAGGCCCGGAATGACCGGCCGGGCACCGAAGCTCTGTTCCTGGCGGGACTCGGAGAACCCCTCGATCAAATGCTCGCGCCGGGCTGAACAGGCACCTAACGGCGACGACTTCCGCTGTAAAGAGCACTGGCGCAAGTCCTTTGGAGCGAAGGTGCCGAGGCGAGTCCGGCCGCTCACCGAGGACGAGAAGAACTACATCCGCGAGCGCGACTTCCACGTGTGCCGCAAGTGCGGCGCCTCGGCGCACCAGGTCGACCACATCGTCGAGGTCGCCGACGGCGGGGGTAACGAGCCGAGCAACCTGCAACTCCTCTGCGACGAGCACCACGCCGAGAAGACGCGGCTGAGCCAGGAGGCATGGAAGCCCGACGTCCGGCGTGGCACGTCGGCGCGAGCGCAGGCGAAACGACGAGTTCGGGCTGCCGGGCTCTACCAGCAGTGACCAGGGGAGGAGGAACGGATGCTCATCGAGTACCCGGCGGCGCAGGACGACGAGGTCGAGTTCCCGACCCTCGGACCCCAGGTCGCGCAGTTCATCGAGAGCCGGTTCAAGTTCGGTCCGGGATCGCTCCAGGGACAGCCTGCGCGACTGAGCGACGACCAGCTCACCGTGCTCTACCGGGCCTACGAGTATTACCCCCAGGGGTACAAGCTCTACGGCATCGACATGTCCGGCCGCCGCCGCTTCCAGCGGGTGAGCTGGTCGGTGCGCAAGGGTTCGGCGAAGACCGAGTTCATGGCCTGGGTCACTGGCTGCGAGCTGCACCCCGACGCGCCGGTCCGGTTCACCGCGTACGACGAGAAGGCCGAGGGAGGGCTCGCGCCGGGACGCGCGGTCAACAACCCCTACATCCCGTTGCTGGCCTACACCAAGGACCAGACCGAGGAGCTGGCGTTCGGCGCTCTCCGCTCGATCCTGGAGACGAGCGAGGACTCCGACAAGATCTTCGACATCGGCAAGCAGCGCATCCTTCGGCTCAACGAGTTCGGTGCCGAGGACGGAAAGTGCCACGCGCTCGCCGGTAACCCCAACTCGGCTGACGGCGCGCGAACGACCTTCCAGGGGCTCGACGAGACGCACCGTCTCTACACCGAGACCCACCGCGACGCCATCGAGACCATGCTCAACAACCTGCCGAAGCGGCCGATGGAGGACGCCTGGCAGCTCGCGATCACCACCGCGGGCGAGCCCGGCCAGGGGTCCTACGCCGAGGACGAGTTCCGCGAGGGGGTGGCGTGCTCCTTGGGCAAGAAGAAGTCCGAGGGGTTCTACTTCCTGCACCGGCAGGCGCCGGACAACTCGAAGTTCGACACCATGGAGCAGCGAATGGCCGCGATCTGGGAGGCCACCAGCCCCTCGGTGCGCGAGTGGTCGCGTCTGGACGCCATCGCCGCCAACTGGGACCGCGAAGGAGCCGACAAGCAATACCTGGAGCGGGTGTGGACCAACCGCTGGACCCAGACCGCGGCGCAGGCCTTCGATCGCGACGAGTTCGAGGCGCTCGGTGATCCTCGGTTCGTGATCCCGGACGGCGCGTTCGTCACTGTGGGATTCGACGGAGCGAAGTTCCAGGACTCGGTCGGATTCGTGGTCACCGAGATCAGCACCGGCAAGCAGAACGTCGTGGGGTTCTGGGAGCGGCCGGAGGACTCGGTGCTCGGCCAGAACGAGGACGGATCGAAGAAGAAGTGGCAGGCCCCGGAAGCCGAGATCAATGCCACTTTCCACTCTATCATGAAGCGCTTCAACGTGTGGCGCGTCTACGCCGACCCGCCGCACTGGGTCGAGTCGGTCGGCTCGTGGCACGCGGCGTACCCCGACCAGGTCTACGAGTTCTGGACCAAGGACCCGACGCGAATGTACTACGCGGTCAAGGGGTATCGAAGCGCGATCTCCAGCGGCCGGGTCTGCCACGACGGCGATCCGGACTTCGTCCGGCACATCGGCAACGCGGGCAAGCGCACGACACGCGGTGTCGACGAGGACGGCCAGCCCCGGTTCATCCTGACCAAGATCGCCTACGAGCGGAAGTTCGACCTCGCGGTGGCGGGCATCCTATCGTGGGAGGCTCGGATGGACGCGATCAACGAAGGGGCCGAGCCGGAGAACGAAGGTGAGTTCATTCGGGCTCGGTAGCTGGGCTGATACAGTGAGCGCAATCGATGAGGGGATACTCGGGTGAAGGTCGTCAAGTACAACGAGCGGGTCAAGGCCGCTCGTCCCGAGGGGCATGACGACCCCACGAACGACTGGTTCCTCATCTACCTGCTGAAGGAGCTGTACGCAGGGTTCCCGCGGCACAAGCGCCTCACCCAGTACGTCGATGGCGATCCGCCGAAGCCGGAAACCCCTGAGAGCACCAAGGACTCGTGGAAAGAGTTCGAGGCCTTCCGGAAGAAGTCGCGCAACAACCTCGCCGAGCAGATCATCGGCGCCTGCACCGACCGGACGACCGTGCAGGGGTTCCGCACCGCCGCGGAGTATGACACCGACGGCGACGAGAAGGCCCGGGAACTCTGGGACGACAACGACCTGGACGTCAAGGGCGACAAGGCCATTGGCGACAGTTACACCTACGGCCGAGGATTCCTGTTGGCCGACCCGATCACGAAGAAGGCCCGGCACTATCTGCCGTGGCAGGCGACCGTCATCAACGACGTCGCCGAGAACCCTCGTGCCGGTCTCTGCATCGAGCACCGGCCGACCGAGGGCCGCGACTACGCCTTCCTCTACCTGCGCGACGTCGATGCCAACGGACTCGGCGAGGGCAAGGTCAGCATCCACATCGCCGTGCGCGACCGCGACAGTCGCACAAGCCTGACCGGCGGGCATTTCAGCACCGAGGTCCCGGTCTCGTCCTACCTGCCGCAGCGGTGGGTGTGGTGGAAGACCGTCCCGACCGACCTGGAGCGCATCCCCCTCGTCGACTTCCCGAACAAGGACGAACTCGGCGAGTTCGAGAAGCACACCGACGTCCTCGACCGGATCAACCACATGATCCTCCAGCGTGTCGTCATCGCGACTATGCAGGCCTTCAAGCAGCGCGCGATCAAGGGCAAGTTCCCGAAGTTCGACAGCTCCGGTGCGCTCATCGACTACGACAAGATGTTCCCGGCCGACCCCAACGCGCTCTGGCTCCTGCCGGAGAACGCTGAGATCTGGGAGTCCGGCCAGACGTCGATCCAGGACATCCTCTCGGCGGTCAAGGATGACGTCCGCGACCTCGCGTCGGTGACCCGCACGCCGATGAACTACTTCCAGTCCGACTCGGCGAACCAGTCGGCGGCCGGTAGCGAGCTGCAAAACGACTCCTACCTGCTGAAGATCCGAGACCGCAAGACTCGGATGTCGGCGCGCTGGCGCCGGTTCATGTCGCTGATGTTCGAGATCAATGGCGACACCGAGCGTGCGAACATGAAGAAGCTCGCGGTCATCTGGATGCCGAGCGACAACGTCTCGATCACCGACCGGTACAGCGCGGCCACCCAGGCGAAGTCGCTGGGCCTCTCGCTACGCACCGTCATGCGCGAGGTGCTCAACTACGACCCCGAGACCATCCAGGTCGCGGAGCTGGAGATGATCTCCGAGACGCTGAAGGCGGCGATCCGAGCGCCACAGGCGGGTGAGACGACCGGGGCGAACCCCGCTCAGCAGACGCCGCTCCAGCAGCGCGCCGCGTCGGCGACAGCGCTCGCCACCAGCAACGGCGCGACGAGTCGGTCCACCGGCGCCACGGCCGGTAGGAGCGGCCGGTGACCACCCCCGGAGCGCTCCCTGCGCGCCCGGCGTTGATGGACGTGCCCCCGGTCCCTCCGGACCAGATGACCGCCGAGGAGACCGAGGCCTGGATCGTCGCGCAGGTCGCCGCGATCACGCTGGCCGCGGCGGCGATGCGCACGAACGTCACGAACAACACCGTCATCCAGCTCGTCTCGATGCTGCGAATGATCAACCCCTACAACGAAACTGCCGTCACCCGGTTTGCCGAGGAGGCCGCGCAGCTCGTCACCGTGGGCATCGGGGAGGTCGGACGAATCGCCTGGTCGGCGGTCGCGTCCCGGCTCGCCGTGCAGGGGCACTCGCTCCGCGAGGAGTACCAGCCGCCGCTCGACGGCCGGACGACCGACCTCGCGGTGGCCTACAAGCGGGTCGCCGCCGACTACCGGTATCGCGTGTCCCTCGGGACTGAGTCGATCGCCGGGACCATCCAGCAGGCCGAGGAGGAGCGCTTCCAGGCGATCGGCGGCGCGGTTGTGGCCGAGGGCAGACGAGGGGAGTCGAATGCCAAAGTCGAAGGCACGCAAAGGTCACCGGCAAAAGGTGGCAGCTCGAAGTCAACGAGCGGAGGCGGAAGCGGAGCGGACCGGTCTGGATCCGCGAAAGGCTCCGATGGTTCTTCGGCTGGCGGCTCAGCGTCATCGAGCAGCTCGACGTCGGGCTCGTCAGGAGGAGCCGACACCCCTCGGCGTCCCACTAAGACTGATCGACCCGGCAACGTCGAGCCCGACGACTGGGAGCCCGACACCGAAGCTGCTCCCGGACAGCCCGCAGGAGATGTGGACGACGAAGAGGCGGCCCGTCTCGAAGCCGAGCTTCGTCGTGAAGCAGCCCTGAGCGACCAGGAGAAGCAGACGCTCCTGGAGCAAGTTGCGCAGCAGGAGATGGAGATTCGCCTGGAGCGCATGGTCAACGATGACATGGGGATGGCGAACCGGTCAGCGTTCCGCGGCGCGATCAACGCCGTGCCGGGAGATGTCATCATCGGCTACCGGCGGGTGCTGCACCCCGAGCTGTCGGAGTCTGGGCAGTCGTGCGGCCTGTGCGTCGCCGCGTCGACCAGGCTCTACAAGAAGAAGGATCTGCTCCCGATTCACAACCTGTGCAACTGTGAGCCGGTCGAGGTGATCAAGGGTCGCGACGTCGGTCAGCAGATCAACGACGAGGATCTGGATACACTCTACGGAGCCGCCGAGGACTCGACGGACCGTCAAGACCTGTCGAACACGAAATGGACCGTGTTCGATCATCCGGAGCTTGGGCCGGTTCTCCGGTCCGTGCCTCGGAGCAAGAAGAAGAAGCCCGTCGACATCGCGTTCAGTTCGCGGGAGTCCGCTAGTGACCGGGGAGGTCAATCATGAAGCACACCAACAAGTCCCGCATCATCGCCGCGGCCATGCCGCTCGACGGCATGGTGCCGTTCTCCGGCCGTCCGGCCCGCGCCGGTCGCGCGATCCCGCGTCGCGACCCCGACCCGAACGAGCACGGCGGGAAGGGTGGCAAGGGCGGGAAGCCCGGCGAGAACGACGACGATGACGACGACGACGACGACGACCCGAAGCCGATCGTCGTCAAGGACACCGAGGAGTACAAGACTCGGGACGCCGAGGCGAAGGCCGAGAAGCGACGCGCCGACGCCGCCGAGGCCGAGCTGAAGAAGCTCCGGGAGGCCGGGCTCTCCGACGACGAGAAGACCCGCGAGCGCGAGCGCGACGAAGCCGTGCGGACCGCGGTCACCGACAAGGAGACCGAGCTGACCGATCACTACGAGGGTGTGATCGGCGGCCTCCAGCAGCAGATCATCGACTCCGAGATCGACGGCATCCTCGGTGCCGGTGGCTTCGAGCGCAAGAAGTTCGAGGACGTCATCGCGAGTTTGGACACCAGCCGATTCATCAAGGACGATGGGTCCGTCGATCGAGAGAAGGTCAAGAAGGTGTTCACCCCGGTCATCGAGGCGTCCACATCTCGGCCTCCGCGGACTTCGACCACGCGAGTCGCGCGGAACACCGGCTTCGGCCGATACCTGGAAGATCAGGACTGAGAGAAGGAGAGCCCCATGCCCGGTCTTGTCCCCCAGCGGACGACCAACACCAACATCCGGGACCACACCTGGCTGGCGTCCGCCGACGGACTGGAGTACGCGCAGAGCGCCACCCTCCATGCCGCGAGCCTGAAGGCCGCCGGTGGGCACCGCGAGCAGAACTGGGTCAAGGGTGGCACGCCGCTCGGCCAGATCACCGCCGTGGGTGCGACGAAGGGTCAGTACGGCCTCTACGACCCGGCAGCGTCCGACGGTCGACAGAAGCACGTCGCCTTCCTCGTCGACTCGAAGCAGCTCATCGACCCGGTCACCGGGCAGGACAACGTCCCGCTCTCCGGCGCGATCATCAAGCGGGGCCAGATCCTCGTCAACCAGCTTCCGGTCGACTTCGACGTGACCGACGCCGACGTCAGCCCCCATTTCATCTACCGGTAATCGGCCCCCACACCGATACCCCTTCACCAGATAGGAGTGGGCGATGCCCATCAATCGCGACTACGTCGACCCGGCGGAGATCACGCGACAGGTCCGAGTGGCCCTGGCAGAGCAGGACATCAACGGCCCGAACACCCTCGCGCCGTACCTGCCGTCGGAGACCATCGACGACATCGAGTACAGCGCAGACGAGGGTCAGGGTGGCCTGATCGAGGCTGCGATGTACCGCGCGTTCGACGCCGAGCTGCCGCTGGCGAACGACGAGGCGCTCGGTCAGATGCGTGGTCGCATCCACCCGCTCGGCCAGAAGATCCCTCTCATGGAAGAGGATCGCATCCGGCTGCGCAACGGTGCCGAGAGTGGCCTGACCAACTACATCGACCGGGTCGCGCGCCGCATCGCTCGCGCCGTCGCGCTCCAGATCAACCTGAAGCGCGCCGAGGCCCTGGCCCTGGGCAAGCTGAAGTTCGTCGGTAACGACCAGGACTTCGAGGTGCCGTTCGGCCGCCGAGCGGACTTCACGACCACCGCGGCCGAGCTGTTCACCGACCCCGACTCCGACCCCATCCAGTACCTCTCGGATCTCAACGAGCTGTACCTGGACGAGAACGGCTTCGAGATCGGCGAGTTCCTCACCTCGACCCAGGTCAAGTCGGCGTTTTACCGGCACCCGAAGGTCGTCAACGCAGCCATGGGTCGCGACGCCGCGACCTACGGTCAGCTCGCCCCCGACGCCAACGTCGCGGCGCTGCTCGCGCAACACAACCTGCCCGGCTTCACCGTCAAGGGTGGTCGCGTCAAGGTCCGCGAGGTCGACGGCTCGCGCACGATCAAGGACCTGCTCCCGCGGGACTCGATCATCGCGCTCCCCGCCGGTGGCGACCCCGCAGTCGCGGGCTCGTCCGAGCTGGGGTCGACCTACTGGGGCAAGACGATCGAGGCCGACAAGCCCGCATGGGGCCTGTCGGAGGAGGACGGACCCGGCATCATCGCGGCCGTCCACGACAACGACGACGTCCCCGCTCGGATGTGGGTCTCGGCGCACGCGATCGCGATGCCGGTGCTCATCAACCCGAACTACTCGCTCTGCGCGAAGGTGATCTGACATGGCCGACCGTAAGCTCGTCACATACGTGATGCTGCGCGAGCCCGGCGCCACGTCCATGTCCACCTTCGGTCCCGGCGACGAGCTGCCGGACTGGGCCGAGAAGATGGTCGAGGGGAAGGATCATCTCTTCGAGGCTCAGGACACGGCCGATCGCGCTCGCGCGGTCAGCCAGCCGCGTCCGGCCGAGCGAGACCTCGCCGACAAGGACTACGCTCCGGGCATCGGCCCGGGTCGTGAGCCCGCGGCCAGCGAGGAGGGCGACTCGCAGCTCATCGACGTCGACGCGGTGCCGGAGCCCCCGAAGGGCAACGCCTCGCGCGAGGCGTGGGCTCTGTTCGCCGAGCACCCGGCGATCGGCGTCCCCGTCACCCCCGACATGGGACGTGACGACATCAAGGACGCCTGCATCGACGCCGGGTACGTCGAGGCATAGCACGACCCGAGAGGCCCGACCCAGGAACAGGAGGATGGCGTGGCCGCACTGGCAAAGTTCGACGACGTGCAGCGCGGCTTCGAGAAGCCCATCCCCGACACTCTGAAGCCCAAGGTGGAAGAGTTCCTCGGTCGGGCCTCTCGGCGTTTGCACTTCCTGGTGCCGAAGCTCGAAGCGGCCCTGGCCAAGGCCTACGCCGAGAGCGACTTCGACCCGGACGCCGACGAGGACGACGACAACGAGATCCCGCTCGTTCCCGGCTTCGTCCGAGACATGATCGTCGAGGCCGCCGAGGTCAAACTCCGCAACTTCTCCGGCTACAGCTCGGAGTCCGCGGGTGTGTTCTCGGTGACCCGCGAGGACTACTGGGCCAAGGGTCGCGTCACCTTCGCCCCGGACGACCTGGAACTGCTCAATCAGCGCATCGACGAGACCTTCGGTGAGACGATCACCGGACCCATCGCCACGCGCGTCCCGGCCCACCGGTGGCCCTGATGATCGGCATGAACGCCTGGATCGGCGGGATCGACATCGAAGTCTGGACTGAGCTGAACCCTCGGGAGGGAGACTCCTGGGGCGAGAAGAAGGCTCAGACCAAGCTGTTCACCCTGGAGAGTGTCCCCTGGGTGCCGCGCACGACCACCATGGCGACCAACGACAGCTTCCGCGAGCGGATCGAGAGCGGCTACACCGCATACCTCTCCGCAGAGGACATCGCGCGACTCCGCGAGAACTACGAGTTCCGCGTGACCTTCCCGACCGGCCAGCAGGCGGCGTTCGCGCTCGACGGCTCCCTCGAAGGCCTCATGTGGGATCAGAACCCACTGTCCAGCATCAACCTCGGGAACGAGGTCAACTTCAAGTTCCTCCGCAGGATCGGGACCAGAAGTGGCGTCTAGCAAGCTCTTTCGTACCGGGTACGAGGAAGACATCAAGGGATTCGGCCAGCTCCTCCGGCGGTCGAAGCCCCTTGATCGAGCGCTGCGCTACTCCGCGGTCCAGATCGCGTGGTACTACCGGCGCAAGTACCCCCGGTCCAACGAGGGAGGCGCCCCGTCGGCCGATCAGGTCGTCGTGATCAAGCGCGTACCCGGCGGTCGGAGGAAGGACCGCATGGAGATGCGGATCGTCGCGCGGAACCAGAAGAATCTGAAGGCAATGTCGGAGACCTTCCGCGGTGCGCTGGTGCATAACTCCGGCGGTCGGAAGATCAGCCGACGGGGGAGGGTATCAGGATGACGTGGACACAGCCGACGCTCGATCAGCTCATCGAGACGACCAAGGAGCGTGTTCCGGGCTTCAACAGCGACTTTCCGGAGGGTGTGACCTATCCGGACATCGAGAAGCTGTTCGCCTCGGTCCTGCGCCCTCTGGTCGAGAAGGACAGCCACATCGGCAACTTTGTCATCTCCGACTACGACGAGGACAAGGTCGATGAGCAGACCGGCGAAGTGGTCGACGGACCCTTCATCGAGATCCATCGCCGCGGTGGTGAGTATGACCCCGACGACTTTTCGTACTCCCCGAATGTGGAGGTACTGTTCTGGGGGAAGTCGAGGTCGGTGGCGAACGACACCGCTGGTCTGGGGACGATCCTGCTCCTCGGGTGTGGCGGCGCCGAAGTCGACGGCATCCCGCTCGATTTCGTCGAGGACGCAACAGGAGACGAAGAGGTCCGTCAGAACAACTTCGACGACCGTTGCGTGACAAGACAATTCCGAACCGGATACCGACCCATCTACCCCGACTGAGTCGGGACCGAAGATAAAGGAGTAGGGCAGATGCCTTCGTTCCAGACCCTCGCCAAGCGACAGGGTGAGCTGATCCGCAAGCCTCTCGCAGGCATCATCGCCACAGCGCCCGAGGACTTTGTCCTGGATGCCGAGTTCAAGCTCACCACGCTGGCCGCTGGCGGCGCGATCGAGCTGACCGAGCTGGACGATTGGGACCAGCTCGGGTGGGTCTCGAAGTCCGACGGCGTCGTGTTCGCCGCCGATACCGAGACCAGCGACGTCGAGTCCTGGGGTGCTCTGGAGCCGACCCGCTCCGACATCACCAAGGACGTCACCTCGGCGCAGTTCACCTGCCAGGAGACGAACAAGATCGTCCTGGAGATGTTCTACAACGTCGACCTGGAGACCGTCTTCGGCGACTTCGACACCGGTGAGGTCGACTTCAACCAGTCGGCCGAGCCGACCACCACCTACCGCCGGATGCTGTTCCTCTCGAAGGACGGCAGCGGCAACAAGGAGGTGTTCATCGGCAAGCTCATGCCGCGGGCGAACGTCTCGGCCAAGAGCGACCAGAACTGGAACTCCGAGGACGCTCTCGTTCACGGCATGACCGTCAACGCCAAGGTCGACGACGAGACCGGTTACGCCGTCCGGCACATGTTCGGCGGCGCCGGGTGGAAGGCGCAGCTCACCAAGATGGGCTTCACCCTCGCGCCCGACCCCACCCCGTAGGACCCCGGCCCGGCTCACTCTTCCTCCCCGGTAGTGAGCCGGGCCGGACCCCACCGGGGAGTAGATCTTCCAGAAGGAGAACACCATGTCGTTCAACGCCGTCAAGCTCGTTCACCCGAAGACCGGCGTCGTCGTCACGGCGACCACCGCGGTCGACCTCACCAATTTCCGCTTCAACGACGGCTACGTGCCGGTCGACACCGCGAAGACTCTCGTGGGCTCCGAGGATGGCGAGCGCAAGTACCCCAAGCTCGCCGAGGGCCTGAAGGTCGTCGAGGAGATGGAGTCCGCGGAGAAGGGGGACCAGCCCGCCGAGGAGGCCCCCGCAACCGACACCGCCGACGCGACCGAGGGGAAGGGCGATGACACCAAGTCGGCCGACACCGAGGTAGCCTCGACCACGTCGAAGACCGGCCGCACGGCCAAGGGCTCGACCTCCGCCAAGAGCGGCACAGATGCGACCGGCCAGCAGGTCGGCGTCAACTAGTCGAACTACCGGGGAGGTAGACAGTGGGAACCAGTTTCGAGTCGCTCGTCTCTCGTGCGCAGAAGCGCAACAAGGGCAAGAACCGGAAGCCGTTCGTCCTGGAGATCCAGGACGACGATCCGATCACCATCGCGTATCCCGACGCGGTCAAGTCGATGGAGTACGAGGCCGCCACCACGGTCCGGGAGCAGATCCGGATCCTGGCTGGCGCCGACTACCCCCGGCTGATGGACCTGTTCCGCGGGGAGGACATCTCCGTGGTTCAGATCCTCCTCACCGAGATGTGGGATCAGTGGAACGACGACTCGCATGACGTGCCAGGGGGAAAAGAGGTCTGATCGACCTCTTCGACCAATACGGTCGAGACATCCTCCTGGACTTCCGTGAGCACTGGAATGGCCTGGACGTCCTGGATTACTTCGACGGCACCCGCTCGTGGTTCGAGTTCTATGAGTTCCTCAACGGGCTGCCGCCGCACTCCAGGGTCCAGGCCAAACTGGCTCTCGACCCAGAGATCGCCGCGGTCATCAAGAAGCGTCGCGAGGACGCCGAGACCGACGACGACGAGGATGATGAGGACGACGAGGGCGAAGCAGGCTGGAACCCCCAGACCCGCTCGCAAGAGGGCTTCACACCGGTTATCGCGACGCTCTACACGGTGCTCGAAGCCATCAACGAGATCCCCCGCACGCTGATCGCGGTCAACGGCCGCAAACCGCCGCGGGCTCAGAAGATCCCTCGGCCGGTCAGCGCGCTGGACATCCTCGAACTCGAAGACGAACGAGACGACATGGCCGATCTCTCGTCCAGGTTTGGCCTTCGCAAGCCGAGCTGAGCTAGGATCGGAATCGCCTACCGAGAGGGCACCAGGGAACGGAAACCCCTGGTGCCCTTTCGCACATTCGGAGAGGGGTGAGACGGCGTGGCGAAGACCTTCCTGGTCGGTGAAGGCGCCGTCCGGCTCATCCCCAACGCCGCCGGATTCCACGTCAAAGCCCGGAAGGCGATCAAGGAGGGTGGCGGCCTCAACGTCGGCGTCGACCTCCGGCCGGAGACGAAGGCCTTCCGCCAGGAAGCGCGCACCCGACTCCAGTCGGTCAAGCTCACCCACGACGTCAAGCTCCGCGCCGACATCACCGGGTTCAGCCGCGACGCGCAGGCCAAGATCGCCGCCACCCGCAACCTCTCGGCCAACGTCAACCTCCGCACCACCCTCGACAAGGGCTCGCTCCGCAGCGCATACGACGCCGCGAGATCACTGCTCACCGCGTGGGGTCCGCTGCATGTCTCGATCAAGGCCAGCGTCGACGACGCCGATCTCCGGCGCGCTCTGGAGCAGATGCGCGTCCGGGTCGAGTCGGCTCGACTCACCGCGAACATCCGCAGCCGCGACCGGGGTGGGTTCGGCGGCCCTTCTCGCGGTGGTGGCGGCCTCGGTGGTGGTGGCGGTGGGGGAGGGGGCCGACCTGTCCGCAAGGCCGCGATCGCCACGGCGACCATCGCAGCTCCGATCGTCACCCAAGCCGCGCTCGGCGGTCTCACCGCGCTCGTCGGCGCCGCATCGCAGGCCGCCGGAGCGCTCGGACTCATCCCGGCCGCAGCGACCGCCGCCGGAGCGGGCCTAGCCGCGGTGGCCATCGGTGCCGTCGGCATCGGCGGTGCGTTCTCCGCGCTCAGCGACGCCTCGGAACAGGCCGGGAGCGCGGTCAGCCAGAGCGCCAGCCAGCAGGCTTCGGCACAGCGTCAGATCGCGCAGGCCGACCGTGGGCTCGCCACCGCGCACCGCGGCGTCACCCGCGCGCTCGAAGACCTGAACAACGAGCGCCGCAACGCAGTTCGTCGCCTCCGCGACATGAACGACGAGCTGAAGATGGCTCCGATCAACGAGCGCGAGGGAGCGCTCGCGATCAAGGAGAGCTACAAGCGGCTCCAGGAGGCCTACGCCTCGGGAGATGTCCTCGAAATCGAGGGCGCACAGATCGACGTCGAGAAGTCGAAGCTCCAGTACGACCAGATCCGGAAGCAGAACTCCGACCTGGCCGCTGACGTTGCGGTCGCGAACAAGAAGGGTGTCGAGGGAGACTCCCAGGTCATCGCGGCCAAGGACGGTGTCGTCGACGCCAACAACGCGCTCATCGACGCTCAGGACGCGCTCACCTCGGCCATGGAGTCCGCGGCCGAGGCCACCAAGCAGATGGCCGCCGGGACCGACAAGCTCGCGCAGGCGATGGCGAAGCTCTCCCCCAACGCGCAGGACTTCGTCCGGAAGATCCACGCGCTCGGACCGGCATGGACCGAGACGCGAAAGTTCATCCAGGACAACCTGTTCGCTCATCTCGGAGACTCGGTTACCACTCTCGCCAACGTGCAGCTCCCGGTGCTCCGAACCGGGCTGGCGGGCATCGCCTCCGAGATCAACCTCGGCGTGCGCGGTGCGCTGGCCACCTTCTCCACCGAGATGGCCGCCGCCGACTTCACCACCACGCTGGAGAACACCCGGCAGATGTGGGCCGGGATCGGACAGAGCTTCGCCCCGTTCTCGCAGGCCTTCATGAACCTCGCGACCGTCGGCTCGACGTTCATGCCGCGCCTCGGGACCGCGGTTGCGAACATGGCCAACGAGTTCAAGGCCTTCACCGACGAGGCCCGGGCCGACGGCTCGATGCAGGAGTTCTTCGAGAACTCGCTGACCATGGCCAAGCAGCTCGGCCGCATCCTCGCGAACGTCGGAGCCATTGTCGGAGAGGTCTTCTCGGCCGGAGCCGAGGTCGGTGGGGGCTTCCTCAACACCATCGAGACCGCGACCGGTGAGCTGCGCGAGTTCCTCGGGTCGGCCGAGGGTCAGACGGCGCTCACCACCTTCTTCGAGGGTGTCCGCGTCGCGGTGCAGACACTCGCTCCCATCATCCAGATCGTCGCGTCGACGATCCTCACCGTGCTCGGACCTGCCCTGACCGACCTCGTCATCGGGCTCGGGCCGGGCCTGGTCGCCATGTTCGAGGGGCTGTCCGTCGGCCTCGCGGCGATCCAGCCGGTGATGCAGGTCGTCGGCCAGGCCATCGGCACCATCGGCGTCGAGCTGGGAGAGGTCTTCAAGGTCATCGGTCCGGTCATCGCCGAGACCCTGTCGGCGCTCGCACCGGCGGTCCAGCCGCTCGCGCAGGCCTTCGGCTCCCTGATCACCGCGGTGGCGCCGATCCTGCCGCTGCTCGCGCAGCTCGTCGCACAGCTCGTCGGCGCGCTGGCGCCTGTCCTGACCACCCTCTTCGATGCGCTCGCACCGGTCATCTCGCAACTCGTCGAGGCTCTGATGCCGGTCATCCCACCGCTCGCGGAGGTGCTCGGCCGACTCGCTGGCGTGTTCGGCGAGATCATCGCGAAGCTGCTCGGCGCGCTCGGTCCGGTGCTCGTCGACCTGGTGAACACCTTCATGGACCTGATCACCCAGGTTATGCCGTTCACGAACCTGCTCCTCGACCTCGTCGCCGAAGTGCTCCCGGCCTTCGCGTCGATCCTGACCGAGATCCTCCCGTTGCTCCCGGCGCTCGTGCAGCCGCTCGTCGAGCTGGCCATGACCGTGCTGCCGCACCTGCTTCCGGTCTTCCAGGCGCTCGTGCCGATCATCGGCGAGGTCATGAAGTTCATCGCGGGCATCATCTCGTGGGCTATCCGCGAAGTGATCGTCCCCGTAATCACTTGGCTCTCAACGCCTTTGGAGAACATCGGTCGAGTCTTCGGCTGGCTGTGGAACGAAGCGATCAAGCCAGCCTGGGATGGGATCACCAACGCGATCTCGTGGGGCTGGGAGAATCTGATCTCTCCGGCCTTCGACGCACTCCAGACTGGGATCTCGCGCGTCGGCGACTTCTTCTCCGACGTCGTCGACGGCATCCAAGTTGCCTGGGGCCGACTGCAATCCGCGGCCTCGACCCCGATCAACTGGGTGATCAACCACGTGATCAACGGCGGCATCGGCCGCGCGTGGAAGGCCGTCGACAACTTCCTCGGAGGGCACCTGCCGGACTGGGTCGACGTCAGCCCGATCGGGATGGCCGTCGGCGGCGAGGTCCCCATGGCCAAGGGTGCCGAGCGGGGCAAGGACTCGGTCCGCATCCTCGGTATGCCGGGCGAGCACATGTGGGACGTCGAAGACGTCAACCGCGCCGGTGGTCAGAAGGCGATGTACCGGATGCGCGACATGGTCATGCGCGGGGAGCCGTTCACCTGGACCCCGGGCGGGCTCGCCGCGGCGACCGGTGACGGCGCGCTGCCGCGCTACGCCAAGGGTGGCGAGCTGTCGGCTGGTGACAAGCTGTCTCCGCTCCCCGGCGAAGGCGGCCTCCAGCCGATTGCGCAGCTCATGGCGCGCATTATCAAGGGCACCTGGCCGAAGACGGTGTCCTCCATCGGCGGGTATCGGCCGCCGGACGGCTACAACGAGCACTCGTCCGGCCGCGCGCTCGACGTCATGGTCACCGAGCTTGGTGGGAAGACCGGCGACGAGGTCACCGACTTCTCGATGGCGAACCACCCGAACTACCCGGTGACGCACACCATCTGGAAGCAGATGATGCACTACCCGCCGGACGGCCGCACCGAGGGTATGGACGACCGCGGGTCGCCGACGCAGAACCACATGGACCACCCGCACATCTGGTATGCGCCGAACCAGGGGGCGATCAACCCCAACGTCATGCCGGACAACATCGTGTTCGGCGGGGTTACCGACGCCGGTGTGCGCAAGGGGATCACCGCGTGGGCTGAGAAGGCCTTCAACACCGCGCTCGCCCCGGTGAAGAAGCTGCTCGACACCCAGGCGTTCAACCCGCCACCCGAGATCAAGGCGACCCCGCGCGAGCTGTACAAGGGTGTCGTTCAGCCCGCCAAGGAGAAGCTCCTCGACAAGGTGTCGGAGCTGACCTCCATGGAGGGCTGGAAGAACATGCTCGGCGGCGCCGTGGACAAGGTCCGCAAGGGGGCTGGCGGCCTGCTCGGCGGGATCGCGAAGCTGTTCGACACCGGCGGCGTCGTCCGGCCGGGCACCACCGTGGTGCAGAACGACACCGGCCAGGACGAATACCTGCTCAACCCGCTCGACACGCTGATGCTGCGCGGGCTCATCGGTGCGCTCCGCGGCATCGGGATCAACCCGAAGATCGAGCAGCAGGCTCCGCTGACCCCCGAGGGCACCGGTCCCGCAGACGTCAATATCGCTGGCGTCGGCGGCCAGTCGACGACCCCGGGCGAGCTTCCCGTCCCGAAGCAGGACGAGATCAAGCCTCCGACGGCTCAGGATCTCGACGGAGGGCTCTCGGGGACCGGCTCCGGCGCGGCGACCATCCCGCTGAAGCGCAACCCCGACGGCACGTACACGTCGACCGACCCCGAGTGGGCCAAGCTCATCAAGCGGGAGTCCGGCGGCGACCCCACGGTCACCCAGAAGGTCACCGACGTCAACAGCGGCGGCAACGAGGCGTCGGGTCTCTTCCAGATCGCGAAGGGAACCTGGGCCTCGAACGGCGGCACGAAGTTCGCGCCGACCGCCGGTGAGGCGACCCCGGAGCAGCAGGCCGAGATCGCCGCGAAGATCTTCAACGACCAGGGTGGCTCTCCCTGGGGGTCCGGCGCGGGCCAGAACTTCGGCCGCGAGGACGAGGCGCTGCTGCGTGCGGGCATCCGTCCGGCCACCCCGGCGGGCACGAAGGACGACCCGGTCTCGGTCACCGTCGACACCCCGTCGGCCGACCCGTCGAAGGATTGGCCGACCACGGCGGACACCGCTCCCGGCGACAAGACCGGGTCGGCGTATGGCCAGAACCTCCAGGGTGCGGCGATCGGGCCGAACGGCGAGTACAAGCCGGATCGGAACGTCACCCCGGGACCGAGCGGGACCGCGGCGCAGAAGCCGATGTTCATCAACCCCTTCGACACCTTCGAGGGCAAGATCGGGCAGAGCTTCGCCGAGCACACCCCGCTCGGCATCGGCGGTCCGCAAGTCTCCAAGCTCGCCGAGAAGGCCCCGGCCATCACCGAGCTGGCCAACGGCGTCGCACAGAACATCCCGGCCTACGCCGCGGCGTTGGCGGGCAACCCGGCCATGCTCGCTGAGAAGGTCGCCACCGCCACCGGCGCCTGGGCCACCAAGACCGCGACTGACTTCGCCAGCTACGTCCCCGAGAACGCCGGAGGCATGGTCGAGTCGCTGCTGTCCGCAGCCGCCGGGCCGCTGATTGGTACGGTGAACACCGGCCTGAGCAAGGACGACTTGACGTCAACCATGGAGGACGTCCAGAACCGGCAGATCAGGCGGACCAAGACCGGGCGACGGAGGATCTGATGGGGGCTCTGAGCCGCGGAGACAAGACCTGGGTCATCTACCGCGGGCCGGAGGGTGGCCGGTTCTGGCTGTCTGGAATGCCCGGCCGCGGGAAGCAGGGTGTCGAGCTGGCCAACGGGCTCGTCGGACTCGACCGGCCGCCGACGGAGCTGATCTGGCTCCAGGAGGCCCGGCAGAACGGCGCCGACCTCGTCGGCTCCAACGTCGACGTCCGCACGGTCAAGGGAGCAGTGAACATCCTCGGCCGCACCCCGCGGGAGCTGCGCGCGGCCTACGACGACTGGCAGCGGAACAACTTCGTCGATCGCTACTCGCGGCTGTTCTTCATCAACAGCTACAGCGGCGTGCGGTTTCTCGACGTGCTCCTCGGCGAGTCGACGAACCAGTCGATCGACAAGGACCCCGCGCTGCTCCGGCGGATCGTGGACTACCCCTGGACCCTCGTCAGCCCGAACCCCTACTACAAGGGCTACACCGAGGAGTTCACCGGCAAGGTCCCGGCCAGCGGCGAGTCGACCGTCGAGATCAAGGTGCGCAACCTCGGCTCGGCGCCGCGGACCTATCCGCGCATCTACCTGCCTGGACCTGGTGTCTGGCACATCCCTCGCGGCACACGTGCGGCGAACTGGCGCGGCGAGGAGAAGCTCGGCTCGATCGACAACGAGGACACCATCCCGCTCCCCGCGCTGAAGACCGGCGAGGGGGTTTGGCTCAATCCGGATCCGCGCATCGAGACCATCACCCGGGAGTCGGCCGACGGCAAGGAGAAGAACCTCTGGGCACAGATGAGCGGGCAACGGCCGAGGCTCTGGCTCAATCCCCGCAGCGAGGAGACGTGGAAGTTCCGTGTCACCGGCGGGGTGTCGGGCCGCGAGGTCCGCATGGTCGTCCAGCCTCTCTACCTGACGTTCTGGTGAGCCGATGACCACCGCATTCATGGACCCGCCGCCGATCTCGATGGACGACCGCGGGATCATCCCTCCGTGGCGCACAGAGGTCGACATCGAGGTTCGTCGCTGGATCGACGACGACCCGATGGGCCTGGAGGGGTACTGCAACGACTTCATCGGTGCCGAGTTCGACTTCGCCGAGAACGAGACCGGCCCGGGCCAGATCGAGGTTCCCCACAACTCCCGGTGGGCCAAGATCTTCGCGAACTGCGACAACGAGAACGTGTTCGTTCATGCCCTGGTCAACGGCAAGTGGTGGACCGGCCGCGTCGACAAGTGCCGCAAGCGTCGAAAGGGCAAGACGCGCACCGTCATCGCCGAGCTGGTCAGCGACTATGTCTGGCTCGAATCGATGTTCTGCTGGCCAAACAACTTCACCCCCTTGGGATTTCAGTGGCCCAAGAAGAACGTGAAGCTGATGCCGACGAAGTCGATGATCGAGAGCTACATCTTCGAGGTCATCTTCCGGCTCCAGGCGTTCGGCAGCGGGCTCTACCGGTTCCCGATCGGCTTCTTCAACGACCCCGGCAAGCACTGGTGGTCGATGAACGTCAAGGACTGGGCGCAGCCATGCGTGGTGATTCCCGGCAACGTCCTCTACGACACGACCCGCTGGAACGCTCTGCTCGCGCGGATGACCCCGCTCGACGAGCTGTTCAAGGAGGTCGCCTACGACGAGCACGTCGTCATCGAGGCGCAGGCCTGGGTCAAGGGGCGAGACCCCCAGCCGTCCAAGGACATCACCCTCGACAAGTCGTGCATCTACTTCCAGGTCAAGGACAAACGAGGGGTCACCGGCCGCACCGGCACGCTGCTCGATGGCCTGTTCAACACCATCATCGACACGATCAGCCCGGTCGTGGAGAACGTTGTCGGCGCCTTCACCGAGAACAGCTCGATGTACTCGCTGTCGAAGTTCTACGGGACCGACCCCAAAGACCCCTGGGTGGTCATCCGCGAGGACGACCTCGACGACGACATCGACGAGTCCGAAGTCATCATCAACAGCCCCCAGGCGCACACCGGGATCGTCGGCGGACAGGCCCCTGAGTGGCTGAACAAGGGCATCGAGATGGTCGCCAACGCGGCGATCGGCGGGATTCTGGCCATGGCGGGGATCTCGTTCCTGTCAGACCTGATCAGCGGCGAACTCTCCGACATCGTCATGGCCTTCCAGAGCCAGACGAACGAGCGCCTCCGCGCCAAGTTCGGCATCTTCATGCTCCCGGAGGCCTTCGCGGGCACCGGCACCACGGCGTACACCTTCGACGCGGTCCAGGCCCTCCGCAAGATCATGTATGAGACCCGGCCGTACCGGTCGTTCTCAGTCACGATCAACGACGGGAAACCGTTCGTCCCGTTCGTCCACTTCGACATCGGGGACCCGATCGGGTGGGAGGACGAGGGCGAGATCCACGTCGACTACGTGCGCCGGATCATCGTCACACTCAGCCGCGAGCGCAAGACGAAGATCACGATCAAGGTCGGCGACGACCAGGGGTTGAAGGACCCGATGGAGGCAGCGATGAAGCGGGTGCAGGGGGTCAAGCAGGCCTTCGACTTCTGGACTTTGTCGGACGCCGGGTCCTGACCGATAGACTGACCGCGACCGAGGGAGAGAGATGCCGGACACAATCAAGGAAGCCATCGTTCAGCTACGGCTGCGTTGGGACGGCGACGTCATGGACTACGAGTCCACGCGCCGCGCGATCATCGAGGTCACCAACGGTGTCGGCGAGCTGCTTCTCCCCCGCGGACGGAAGGGAGACCCCGGCAACGACGGCGAGCCTGGACCCAAGCTCGCGCCGGATCTCGTCGTCGAGGAGGCCAACGACGCCGACGTCACTCCGCAGCTCCCCCAGGGTCTCGCCGATGGTGACCGCGGATACGTCGTCATCAACGACACCACCAAGACGGCGTGGTTCTGGTCCGGTGAGCAGTGGTTCATCGTCCACGACGTCGTCGGCCTCCAGGGAGAGATCGGCCCGTCGGTCGGCTTCACCGTCGGCTCCGTCACCACCTCTCCGTCCGGCGGGCAGGCCTCGGTCTCCATCGACCCGTCGTCCACCCCGACGAACAAGATCCTCAACTTCACCCTCCCCCGGGGCGACAAGGGAGCCGTCGGCGTCGGCCAGAAGGGCGAGCCCGGCGACGCGATCACCGCGGCGGCCGATTTCGAGATGCCCGAGGAAGGCCTCCAGGACGGACAGGTGCCGGTCTGGGACACCACCGCGGGCAAGTTCATCCCGCTGACCAACACTTCGGGACCGGTCGGGCCTTACGGGCTCGGACCCAACGAGTTCACCGTCGTCACCGACAACAACTGGTCGAACGACTACAAGGTCGTCGCTCAGATCGACATCCCCGCACAGGCTTTCGCCTGGCACCCGAGGGTCTTCGCGCAGTGCGACGTCCGGCTCACCGGCGTCCAAGCTCGCGTCGACCTCGAAGCTCGACTCGGTTCCCCGACCGGACCAGTCATCGGCCGCGGACCGGGCCACACGATCTCGGCCTTCATCGACAACTACTACCCGCGCGACCTTTCCCCAGCGTTCGAGGGAGGCCCGATCACCCCGGACTCCACCGCGTACTCCGTGGCCAAGGGAGCTGTCGGCTCGATCTATCTCGTGATCCGACGCATCGACACTTTGGCCACATTCGGCGTCTCCACCCGGCGGGACCGGTCCTCGCTGACCGTCTACTGCGACCCGATCCCGGGCTCGGAGAGCTGACATGACCTACCCCGCGGAGGGGAACCGGGGCACTCCGCGCGAGCTGCTCGAAGCCGGAGCGCAGCTCGCGTTGAAGCGTGACATCTGGGACCCCAAGAGCGTCCAGGAGATCGTCGCCAAGATCTTCGACCTCTTCGACTTCGACATCCCCAATTGGCAAGACGCCATTGCCAATTGGGAGGCGCTGAAGGACGCCTTCGAGGGTACCTATGTCGGAAATGATGTCGCGCTGAACATCATTCAGAACACCGTCGGAACGATCCGCCGACTGGTCACCGGCCTCATCGACCCCTCGCGCCTCCCGCTGATCCCGTTCAGTCACATCGGGGAGGCCTACCCCAACCTGCTCGACAACGGCAGCTTCGAGGGTCCGGACTCGCTCGCCGGTGACGACGACTGGATCTGGGACGGTGCCGAGGGACACAACGCTCTTGGCTCGGCGCGCGCTACCGCTGACGGTAGTCGAAAGGTGTTGCTCTCCAACGCCGTAGCCGCGACTCCGGAGCAGAAGTTCAACCTTGCCGGATGGGTGAAATGGACCGGGCTCACCGCGGGTGCCGCGGCGTTGCGCGTCTCGGCGGTGGCCTACAACGGCACCGCGGTGGTCGAAGAATCGGTGATCGTCAACGCCGACTCGCCGGGAGCCGCGTCGAACTGGATCGAGTTCACCGGAACGTACCAGGTGCCACCGACAGCCAACAGCGTGCGCGTGCAGGTCGAGGTCGGCGCGTCGGCCACCGCGGGCACTGTGTGGTGGGACGACATCAAGATCTCGAAGTACGGAAGCCTCCCGCAGCGCTTCGTCAGCGGGCTGCTCGACGCACTTGGGGACCTCGGCGACGGCATCGCCGCGGTCGTCGGCCGCATCGGCGACTTCTTCGATAACATCACCGGCCGCGTCGGCGCCACAATCGTCGACATCCAGGAGTGGGTCTCCCAACTCGGCACGATCCTCTCCGGCGGGACCGTCGGCTCGGGCATCCTCCCGACCCTGTCGAACGGCCTGCGCAACGTCGTCGGCGGCGTCCAGAACTTCATCCAGAACATCATCGACACCATCCTCTCCGCACTGCGCAAGGTGCCGGTCATCGGCGGACTGCTCTCCGACGTCGAAGAGGACATGACCCAGCTCGGAGACACCGCGACCAAGGGCCTGTCGATCGCACAGGACGGTCGCACGCTCGCGCAGTCGACGGTCTACAACATCGCCACCTCGCGACCGCTGTGGTCCGGTCTCGACCCGACCGCCGAGGTGTCCTTCCCCTGGAACGAGCTGTTCTACAACACCGGCGGGTCGCTATCGACGCAGGTCATCACGCCGACCATCGCGCGCATCGTCAAGATCCGCTGCCAGGTCGACCAGATCATGAACACTGTTGCGTTTCTCGCCTCGAAATCCGGGACGTCGCAGACGGTCTTCATGAACATCTACCGGTACAACCCCGACACCGCGGTCTGGAACCGGGTCTACGCCACCTCGGCGAGCTTCGCCACGCTGATCGGAGCCTCGCTCAACCGGGTCACCTTGAAGTTTTCCAACGATGGGTTCCCGGTCAGCGCGCAGGAACTCTACGCCTTCGAGTTCTGGTGTGTCGGAGGTAATATCACCTTCGCCGCGAAGACCTCTCCGGTCGCGCCGATCCCGGGAGTCGTCCCCGGGGCCATCGGCGGGTCGCGGAACCCCACCAGCGCGAACATGAATCAGATCACGAGCGCCGAGATGGAGGCGATGAACGACGGCAACACGATCTATCTGGAGTTCGGCTCCGATCTCGGGCAGCTCGAACTGCCGCGCCACTTCTTCATCAACTTCGACAACTACTCGTGGCAGAACTGGGTGCGCAACACCGTCGGCGAGAGCGGTCAGCTCCAGATCGTCGACGGCAAGGTCCAGTACGGCGGGAGCGACGACGGCCTCCAGACCGGCGTCTTCGGGTCCCAGACCCTTACGGACGAGATGGCCATCATTGCCACCCTCGATGCTCCGAAGACGACGGCCTACTCGATCCTCGGCATCTGCTCCGACAATACGACCAGCAACAACAACTCGCAGACCGTGCTCATGCGGGTCTACCGAGGGTCCGTGGCCATCATGACCGGCACCACCGTGCGCAACAGCGCTGACGGCACCTTCGTCGCCGGGGCCTACCGACTTCGCGCACAGAACGTCGAGGGCGGGTTCCGGCGCTTCGTCGCCGAGCGGTGGGATGGGCAGGACTGGGCCTTCATCGTCGACTGGGTCGACAGCGGCTCGGTCGCAGGCAGCGGTCCCGGCCGCCGGTACGGCGTCATCGCGATCCACCGCGCCTTCTTCAACGACGGCCCGCCGATCGACAACGTCCAGATCCTCGACATGGCCGCGGCATGACCTGGTCACCGAACCCCGAGGTCGACACACCGATCCTCCCCGGGCTTGGTTGGTCGGCTGACGGACCCCAGGGACCGCCGGTCGATCCCATCGTTGGCTGGTGGGTGAAGAAGCAGCTCCTCGGGGTCGCCGACAGCTACAGCGAGCACACCGCGGTGCTCGCGGCTCGTCTCCGCGCCGAGATGGAGGCCACCGGCACGTTCTCGGCGACGACGGTCGCGCACCTTGTCGCCACCATCACGGCCGCTGCCACACACCCGACTTCCCTGGCCGCGCACCTCATCGCGACCATGCCGAGCGAGGCCGTCCACAGCGCACGAGCCAGTCTTCCGGTCGTCGGCATCGCTCCATCGAGCGCGGCCTTCCCGGCGGCCGTGAGAGCACAACTCTTCGCCATGGCGATGGGTCTGTCGGAGCAGTCGGCTACCGTGATCGCGCACCTCGTCGCGACCTTCACCTCATCGGCGTCCTTCACCGCCGCGGCGGCATACAGCCCGGTCGCCCCGCAGACCACCACCTACACCACTGTCGGCGCCTTCGCCTACCCGATCCCCTCGTGGAGCATCTTCATCGACTGCATCGGGCTCGGCGGCGGCAAGGGTGGCCAGACTGGATCCGGTGCCAACAGCCAGCCGGGGTCCGGCGGGCTCCCCGGGGTGTGGGCCGGGATTACCCTCCAGCGCGGCGTCGACATTCCTTGGAGTGAAGCACAATTCACCGGAGTAGTCGGTGCTGGCGGGGCTGGGGGCGCGAACTCCGACAACGCGGCCGGGGGCAACGGCACCGCGTCGACAATCACCGCGTCGACAATCACCGCGTCAGTCGGCACCCTCACGGCGGCCGGAGGCACTGGCGTCAACAGCGGGTCCACGAGACGTGATGGCCCGGGACCAGGCAACTACACTTACCTCGGCATCGAATACGTCGGCGGCGCGTTGTCCGACGGCAGCGGCCTTCCCGGCAACCCACCTGGCGGCGGCGGCTCCGGCGGTAACGGTGGCGTATTCGGCAACAGGACCCGCGGCGGCGCGGGAGCAAGGGGACAGGTGTGGTTCAGAGCGCGACAGTCATAGAGTTCGGGACCGAGTTCTGGATCGAGTTCGGCACCCAGCAGGTCGTGCCTCTCGACACCGAGATCACCGGCCGTCGGGTCGAGGACGGGTACCTCATCGTGGAGGCCTGGTGCGTCTACGACTACGGTCCCTTCTCCGAAGGCGCCACACCGGCTTTCGACTTCCAGGCGCTTCTGCTGGAGGCCAGCCTGTTCGGAGAGTTGATCGAGCCGACCGAAGTCACCTGCACCAGCTCGCCAGACGGCCAGGGTGCTCGCATCACCACGATCAAGGAGTAGACCATGGCCGCAACGAACGCCGACAAGATCGCGATTGCCGAGTACATCGCCAGCCGCGGGAACAAGATCACCCCGCACAATGGCGACCCGGCGGCGACCGGCGCGAACCGCATCGGCACGCTGGAAGGCAACACCACCTGGGGCTCCGGCGCGATGGACTCCGCGGTCGCACAGGTCCTCGGCAGCGCGGTCCCCTTTACGATCCCGGGCAACACCAACGTGACGCACTACGGGATCTGGAACGGGACCACCTTCCTTCGCGGGTACCCGCTGGACAACCCCATCACGATCGGTGCGTCGGCCACCTCGGTCGACATCACCCCGAAGATCCGATACACGAGCTGAGTTTCGACCAGCGGTCATCGCCGGTGCTACCGTCGGGGCACCGGGAGAGGGAGTGAAGATGGCCGCTGGCGACGTCGTACTGAAGTTCGACCATGTGATCATCCCGCAGGAGCGCTATTACTGGTGCGGACCTGCGACGATGCAAGTGTTGCTGTCGATTCGAGGCATCAAGGTCACCGAGAAGTACATGGCTGACCAGCTCGGGACCACCGAGAATGGCACCGACACCATCCTCTACCTCACCCGCGAGCTGAACGAGCGCCTCGGCGACATCTACCGGACCGTGCAGGTCCCGGGAGCCGGAAATCTCGACCAGTTCCGCGAGCACGTCTTCCACTCGATCGACGCAGGGTACGGCGTCGGCGGCAATATCATGGTGCCCCCGGCCAACTACCCGCGACCGCAGCGAGGGGAGCGCGCGCAGTACAGCGGCGGGTGGGTCTACCACTACTGGTCGATCGTCGGGAAGAACGAGCGTCTCGATCAGATGGCGATCGCCGACAGCGGGTTCCCCGACTTCTACTACTGGGTCACCAGCGAACAGGCGCTCTCGATGATTTCCGGCAAGGGGTACACCTGGGCCGCGAATGCGAAGGTCGCCGACGACTTCCTCGGGTCCCTGTCCGACGCCGACCAGCGTCGCGTGCTCGCCGCCGCGATCCAGGTCTCCGAGCCCCACCGAGGAGCATGATGGACGCCATCACCTTGCGTCAGGCGCTCATGCCGACGACGAAGATGACCGATGACCTGCGACCCTTCGTTCCCTACGTCGAGAACGCGATGGAGATCGCCGGAGTCAACACCGTCCGGCGGGCCGCGGCGTGGTTCGCGACCATCGGCGAGGAGACGGGTGGGTTCGCCAACTTCGTCGAGCTGTGGGGTCCGACCGCGCAGCAACGAGGGTACGAAGGCCGGGCCGACCTCGGGAACACCGTCAACGGAGACGGCTACCGCTTCCGCGGTCGAGGGGCCATCCAGCTCACCGGCCGCAACAACTATCGCGAGTTCGGAAAGTGGTGTGTCGCAAGAGGTCTCGTCGATGACCCCGAGCACTTCACGAAGAATCCGGACCTCGTCGCGACCCCGCGGTGGGGGTTCCTGGCCGCGGCGAAATACTGGTCGACGACCTCGCGCAAGGGGAAGACGATCAACGAGTGGGCCGACGCCGGGGACATCCTGGCCGTCAGCCGATGCGTCAACGGCTGGGTCGACGGGGTCATGCCCTGGGGATGGCCCGGGCGACAGCAGCGTTACAAGACATGTCTCGCGCTCGGCGAGGCGATCCTACCGGGAGGTTTTCTCATGGCACTCGACGACAAGGCTCAGGGGACCATCCTCGGCGCCGCGATCCAGACCGGCGACGCGCAGGTCACCGACGTCGAGAAGGGTGTGATCGGGCCACGGCCGCAGCGGCACACCCAGTTCTACAACGTCGACGGTAATCCGTCGCTCGCGGCCAAGGGCAAGAAGCTCGCCTACCTGCGCGCGATGGTCATGGACCTCTGGAACGAGCTGGTCTACGACGGCTACGTCGCCGACATCGAGGACCCGGCGCTCGACGACAAGCGCTACGGCTCGCCGGTGCGATTCATCACCGCGATCCACAAGAACGTCCGCCAGTCCTTCCTCCTGATCAAGGCGATCGCGGAGAAGGTCGGCGTGGACACCAAGGCCGTGCTCGAACCGGCCCCAACCATCGAGGAGAAGAAGTGACTCTGCCCAACGTGCCCGACGTCCCATCGAGCATCGTCATCGACGAACTCCGGGCCACCCTGGAGCGCCAGCCGTGGTACAAACGGTTCGCCAACACCGTCACCACCGCGGTCGGCGTGCTGTCCCTGGTCATCTGGACCCTGGCGGCCAACGGTTTCGATCTCTCCGACGCATGGAAGAACGGGATCGGCGCCGCGCTGGCCGTCCTGACCGTGCTCGGCGTGCTTCGGACCCCCAACGGCGTCACTCCGCGCGGGGTGGCCACCGTCCAGGTCGCCGCCGTGGCCGCGGGTCGTCATCGACAGGAGTAATCGAGTGCTCGATCGCCTGAAGACCCTCCTCCCCGAGAAGGGGAGTTGGGTTCCGCTGATCCCGATGCCGATCCGGATGGTCATCCTGATCCTTTGGGCGATCGAGCCTATCTCGCGAGGACTCGACTACATCACCGGCGACGCTCCGAACGTCACCCAGTCGCTCAACGCGGTCGAGGGGGCGCTTCCCCTCCAGGCATGGGGCGCCTTTTGTCTCACCGCTGGCGTGCTCATCCTGGCCGGATTCGCCGGACGATGGAAACGAATCGCCGTGACCGGCCTGCACATTGCTGGGGCGACGTACTTCTGCCTGGCCGTCGGTCTGACCGACACCGCTATCGAACGAGGTGGCGACGGCTTTCGCACCCCGGTGATGTTCTTCATCTTCGCGCTCACATACTGGTGTGCCGCGTTCGGATATGCTCTGATCCGACGCGAGCAAGTGGTCGTTGTCACCGACGATGACCCGGAAGACGCGAAGGTGCCCGATGGAACTGCCGATCCCCACCACTGACAACTTCTGGCTCACCCTCCTCGTCTTCGTCCTGTTCGGATCGCCTGCTCTGTTCTCGAAGGGTATGGCCAAGGTCCCGGGATTCCTCGGCGCCGGAGCCCGGTGGTGGCAGCGCCGATCCGAAGGCAGCTCCTCGGCCGCTCGGGTGGTCACCGCAGCCAACCTCGATCGCATCATCGACGAGCGGGTGACCGAGAAGGTCGGCCACATCGAGAAGGAGATCGAGGAGCTTCGCGAAGACGTCGACGAGTACGCCGAGTACCTCACCTACGACGCAGGCTGGCACCGAAACATCAACATCTTCGCAGCTCAGGCGGGCTTCGACTTTCCGCCGCCGCCGCACATGACCTTCACCCAGTGGCGGGACCGCAAGCGCGCGGCCATGATCGGCGACTAGGCCGACCCGCCGGACAGACGGAAGCCGGTGAAGATCGTCTCCGAGGTCACCTTGCCCGCTCGCCGGACGGTGGCCTTCTTCGTGGCGTAGCCGTTCTCCCGCATCCGCGAGTAGAACTCCCGGCGGGTGAGGGGGTCGGCCTCCTCGCGCTTGGCCCACTGCCGGTACAGCTCGAAGACCTTCAGCGCGACGACCTTGCCGTCGTCGTCGTCGGTCAGCATCTCCGCGGTGAACATCTGGAACGTCGACGTCCCGGCGATGAACATGGCTCGGCGCTTGGTCACCTCGGTGGGTAGCGCGGTGTCGAGACCCTCCAGCAGGTAGTCCAGGAGGCCGTCGACGAGCCACGAGAGCACCGCGCGCAACGCCTCGGGCACCTCACGGATCGGCGTCACGTCGGCGTTGGAAAGCGGCACCTGGCGGTCGAAGGGGAGCACGAGCAGACGGCGCCAGAGCGCGGCGTCGCCGTCCTCGATCGTCGGCATGGAGTTGGTCGCGATGATCGGGGTGAACATTGGGGTTCGCTGCACCATCACGTTGCTGTAGAGCGCGCGAGCGGTCACGGAGTCACCGCCGGTAAGGCGCTTGATGACGTCGGAGTGCAGCCGGTTGCGCTGGCCGACCTCGCTAGCGAACACCACCCGGCGGGGGAAGGCGGCAATGATCTCGGGCATCGGCCCGGCCTCGCGCTTCTGCCGGAACAGTCCGTTGATGTCAATCGAGCCCGCGTAGTCGCCAAGCGCGGCCTGGCACGCCTCGATGATTGTCGTCTTGCCGGTCGACGTCCCTCCCTGGAGGAAGATGATGCGGCGCTGTGGGTTTCCGCCCATGAAGGCGTAGCCGAAGACCTTGCGCACGTACCGGCGGTATTCGCGATCGGGGAGGAACGTGTTCAGGTAGCTCTCCCACAGCGGGTGGGTGTAATTGGGCTCGTAGGCGACCGGGGTGTGCTGGAGAATGAGGTCTTCGGGCTTGCCCTTCCGGCACAGCGAGTCGTACTCGGCGATCCCGTTGCTCGCGGTGTTCAGGTCGAGCACGCCGTTGCCGACACCCCAGGTGAGTCGGTTGGTGTCGAAGTCCGCCGGGTCGATGGGGTTCTTCGAGAGCACGTGCGCCATCGACATCGAGTGCTCGATCTTCATCCGGTTCCCGGCTTCGGTCGCGCGCTTCTCGTAGGCTCTGGCGGCCTTGAAGGTGTCCTCGGCCTCCGACATACCCTGCTCCTCCTGAAGCTCGCCGGTGTGCCAGCAGGCCTCCGCGGCGGCGCGTAGCGATGCCTGGACGGACCGAGACCACAGCAGACCGTAGGTCTCGGCCTTCGAGAGCTTGACCAGACGACCGATCTCGTCGTCCCACCAGGCCCACTCGTCGGACCCGCCGCGGATCGGCCGGATGGAGTCGCCGAGCGCGTCGAGGAACATGTGAGCGCGGCCGGAGTCGCTGTCTTCGTACTCCGTCGCGTCGACGATCGTGTTCCGGCGCTCGATCCAGTGCTTCAGCGTTTTCTCGCGGAACACCTCGATGTCGATCTCGCCGTCGGCCGCGGTGTACCCGCCGACGGTGGAGATCCGGACCAGGCCGTTGGCGATGTCGTCGCGGAGCTTCGAGACCTCCCCGCACAGCGCGCGCCGCCACTCCAACTTTGCGCTGGTCAGGTCGCGCCGGGCCTCGCCGTCGACGGCACCGAGGGTCTCCTCGAAGAAGGCCTTGCGCACCCGGTTGATGCCGGTCTCCAGACCGTGATGACCCTCGGCCGCGAGCTGCACGATCTCGTGCAGACGGGCGATCATCATGTCGTGCGCACCGACGGTCATCTGGTCGGCGAGCTTGCCGGGGTCCGACGCGCGGTCCATCTGGCCGGACGGGGCCTCGGTGTACCCCGGGATCTCGTCCTTCAGCCAGGAGAAGGCCAGATCGATGTCGTTGATCTCGTCGAGGATGACCCGGTTCTCCCCGGCGGGACCCTTGTACATCGCCTCGCGCCAGGCCTCGGGGAGGTGTGGTAGGTCGGCGACGGCCGGAGGTTCACAGGGGATGTCGTCGTTGTCGTACCAGCGGTAGTGCCTCGGCGGGTCGACTTTGCCCTTGTCCCAGGTCACCACCGACGGCCAGACGACGGCGTATCGGTGAGTCCGCTGGATGATCTCGATGTCCGGCCCGGGCTTGCCGACCCACTTCGCACCGGCGGGCACGAGGAAGAAGCGGATGCCGGAGGGGTTCTCGGGGTCGCGCGACGTCGATCGCCACGTGCTCGGCAGCGGGCCGTACTGCTCGACCAGGGTGTCGAGGGTCTCGGCGCCGGTCTTGCTGTCGTACTGGTCGACGTCGATGCCGATGACCTCGAACTCGTCGCCGTCGATCTTCACGACCGGCATCCGGACGCCGAGGTTGCTCTCGGGGATCTCCTCGCACCAGTTCTCGATGTCGATCGCCGAGACGTAGGGCTTGTTCCCGGTGGTGTCGTCCGGCGGGGTTGACTTCAGCCCCTCGGGGATCGGGAGCGGCGAGTGCCAGCCCTGGCGCAGGTACAGACCGGCATGGTCACCGAAGATCGTCACATCATCTCCTTGAAATCCTTTGTCGCAACGAGGATTGACTCCGGTCGCTCGAAGTGAATCCCGCATCCCGGACAGAGGAAGGGGTAGTTCAGATAGTCCCGGAAGTAGCTCACGTGAGCGTCGCACAGCACGATCTGATTGACCAGCAGCCCGTCGGCGAAGACGTAGTCCGTGATCGATCGGTTGCTGTGGATAATGAGCTTGCGAGGGTCATTCCAGCAGGGGCACAGCCGCACCGCGTAGAGGGTGCTGCCGGTGTTCTGACACCCCTTGGGGTGGTGCTCGGACGGCCAGAGTTCATCCGGCAGTTCGTTGTTCGTCTCCCGGGTGGTCCACAGCATCCGACGGACCTCGCACTTCAGGCCCTTGGGCTGGAACTCCAGCTCCGAGAGAACCTTGTCGATGTCCACGAGAGAGCCCTTCGTTCCGAATGATGAGTTCGCCGCCGTAGATTCCCTCGGCACGAGGATCGCTGAGAGCGGCGGCCAGGCAGGCGAGGCGTTCGGGGCAGGCCCGGCACACCGTCTTCGCGGCCTCGTGCCGGTCCGCTCGCGCGACCGAACTCTCTCCCTTTGCGTTCTTCTCCCCGCCGCCGTCGAGTTCGGCGTCCCAGAGCCACACCCCCTGGAATCGATCGGCGCAGCACAGCGCGCGGCGCCAATCGACTGCCCGTTGCGCGGGGGACAACGGGAATAGGAGAAGGGGTCCGGCCTGACTCACTGCTGCTTCAGGGTCCGTTCCGTGGCGGCGATGATGTTCTGCCGCACCACTTCTGGGTTGAAATACACCAGCACGCCTTGCATCTCCAGACGCTCAGCGATCAGGCGCATCATGTTCTCGTTCGAGACCCCGGTCTCGGGGTCCCAGTCGTCGTCGAGGCGCTTGACAGGGTGGACCCTCTCCCCCATCTGGAGCTTGCCAGCCTCGTAGTCGTTGGTGATCGACCCGATGGTCGCGACGAGACGCTCGGCCAGCTCCATCGGCTCCAGGCGCCTCATGCGCTCACGACCTGGCTGTCGGCCAGAGCCTCGATGCTCTGGCGGTAGTACCGGACCTGCTTCGGCCCAAGCGGTCGGGTGCCGACGATCTTGCCCTCGCGCTCCCACCGGCGCAGCGTCGGTCGGGACACACCCAGCTCCATCGCGGCGGTGTTGGCGTCGACGGTCTCGCGGAGCACCTGCCGCAGCTTGCCCGACTTGTCTGGGTCGATCTCGACCGGCTTGTCCTCCCACCGGGTGTTCTCCCGGCGTCGCGACAGTTCGCTGACGATCTGGTCGTGGTTGTCGAGGATCTGATCGAGGTAGACCCGGCGGTGGTTGCCGCTGGTCTGCGCGATCCGAAGACTCTTCATCCCCTCGATGACAGCCCGACGCAGGGTATAGTCGTGAACCCCGATCACCTCGGCGGCCTGCTCCAGACTGATGAGCACACCTCGGTTCTTCGTTCGCGCCATGACTCCCTCTTCTCGCTTGTTCAAGTTGACCTCAACCCTAGCATATCCCGCTTGTTCGCTTCGGCGAGCAGGGGCCACGCCTTGAAGATCTTCGTGCGTTGCTCACGCACCTTACGGACGAACAGCAGCGCGTGTCGGTCGGCGTCTCGCGCGTGTCGGCCGCCCGGCACCCACATGTCCCAGAGCTTCAGTCGCTCATCGGTGATGGCGGTCTTGGCCTCGCTCGGCTGCTGGCGGGTGATCGGGTAGGGAACGTTCTTCCCCTCCCACAGCAGGTAGTCGAGGATCGCGGTGATGCGCACCGGCGAGAGCGCGTCCCGCTTCTGGTTCTGGGTGCGCAGGATGAAGTCTTCGACCACGACGGTGCAGTTCAGCGCCTTAGCGTGCCGTTCGACGAGCTTCTCGCACAGGTGCGCACCGGCGGCCTCGCCCTCCTCCGAGGCGCTCAGGTCGTACTGGGACGCCGCGGAACCGAGCTGACCCGACGCCGCACCGCAGTCGATCTCGCCGTGCCACCAGTCGGTGATGACCTCGTGAGCCCGGACGGTTTTGTCGAACAGACGTTCGACGTCGAGGGTGAAGACCGACCAGCCGGTCGTCCCGCCGGGATCGAAGGCCACGACGCTCACGCCGCGCTCCATCCGGCGCGCAATCATCGCGTCACTCAGCGCGGGCAGGCGCTTCTCCAGCGGGTCCGGGTATCCCTCGTCGGCGTGGAAGATGGCCCGCCGGTCGAACCAGTGCTCGGGGGTGTCGTGCGGCTTCATCAGACACTCACCGCCGTGACCCGAGCCTGTTGCTCGTAGGCGGGTCCGTCGATGTCCCACTCGACACCGACGACCTTCCAGAGGTTGCCGTACCGCCGAAGATGCTCGCCGATCATCGGGACTCGGAAGCCGATCCCGACGTAGTCGTATCGGGCCATAGACGATGAGAGTGGAACCCCTTCGTCGTCGACAAACTGGTAGTGGACAACAACTTTCGGCTGATTCTGGATCACAAATCCTCCAATTCGATGAGGCTGACTTCCTCGGCCTGCACAGCGGAGCCGTGGCTGCCGCGGGCGATGCCGAGCACGTGGATGGCGGTGTTGGTGCCGACGTCGGCCAGCTCCTCGGCCAGGTCGGGGTAGAGGAACCGGTGGACGTAGATGTGGACCTCGGTGCCGTCCCCGTCCTCGGCGATGACGGTCGCCTTCGTCGAGATCTCCGGCTTGTCGACCTCCTCGCGGAGCTGCTCGATCGTCCGGCCGGTGCGCTTGCGAAGGCCTTCGAGGTGGTCCTTGATCTTCACCTCGCGGATCAGACCGATGAATACCACCCGATCCCCATCGCTGTCGGCGAGCAGGTCGGCCGACGTCGAGCCACCGAGGAGCGCGAGGTCTCCGTCGGCGATCGCGGCCTCGATGCTGTCGACAGCACGCGCGGCCCGGTTGATCCCGAACGGGTCCCGCGACTCGCACATCTGTTCGATCTTCGCGATGGTCTTGGCGCCGAGGCCCGGCACCCCCTGAGCGGGCTCGTCCGGCTTCGTCTTCCGGCCGGTCTTCGCCGCGACGTAGCGCATGTCGGCCCAGGTCTTGCCGAGCGCCTTGAAGTTGATCGGCTTGTCGGCCGGAGGAGGGCCGACCTCGCGGTCGCGCCACTCCAGCATCTTCATCCCGACCTTCTCGGCGATGCCGGGGATCTGGGTGAACCCGGCTCGAACGGCCTTCTCTGGTCCGCGGCGGGAAGGCTCCCACGTCAACTGCGACCAAACGAGGTGCGGACCCTGCACACTGATGCCATGTCGCGTTGCATCCTGCATGAGGCCCAGCGCCTTATTCTCCTTCGGGTCGGTCTTGGCGTAGCGCAGCGCCGCGGCGTAGAACTCGGTGGGGTGGTAGAGCTTCAGCCAGGCCAGCCAGTAGCCGACGACGGCGTAGCACGCGGCGTGGGCGATGTTGAACAGGTAGCTCGATGACTTCGCCATGTAGTCCCACAGCTCTCGCGCATCGGCCTCGGGCATCCCGATCTCGCGCTTCATACCGTCGCGGAACTCCTCCCAGAACGCCTCGAACGCGCCACCCTGCTTCTTCTTCCCGATGATCCGGCGCAGCGCGCCGACCCGGTGGCCAGGCATCCCGGCGACGCGGCCCATCCCCATCACCTGCTCCTGGTAGACCAGGCTGCCGTTGGTGTAGGCGAGCACTTCGTTGACCTCGGGGTACCCCCAGTCGCGCGGCTCCTCCCGGTCCATCTCGACGCCCTCGTAGTGCGCGGTCTGGCCGGAGATGAGCGCGCCGGGCCGGGACAGCGCGTTGATGTCGACGAGGTGCTGGAAGGTGAGCTTGGACCCCGCGAGGTTGTTGACGATCCCGCGGGTGGTGCGGCCGTCGAACTGGAAGATGCCGGTCAGGTCTCCCTTGTCGAAGATCTCCTCGAAGACCCGCTCGTCGTCGCGTGGGAGCGCGTACATCTCGGTCCAGCTCATCCCGATCCAGCGCAGGCAGTCCGAGATCAGGTCGAGGGTCTCCAGGCTCAGGATGTCGAGCTTCAGCATCCCGAGGTACTCGGCGTCGCGCTTGTCGTAAGCGATACCCCGGCGGACCACTCCCTCCTTCGTCTCGGTGTAGATCGCGCACGTCTCAGCGATCGGTCGGGTCGAAATCACCAGCCCCGCGGCGTGGATGCCGAGTCCGCGGTAGTCGCCCTCGATCTCGGCGGCCATCTTCAGCTCGGGGTACTTCTTCACGATCTGCTTGGCCCGGTCGAACGTGGCGATCGCATCGACGACCGAGAAGTCCTCGCGCGGGTCGCCGTCGTCGCGGTCGACGATCAGGTCCTTCAGCTCGAAGACCTCGGAGAAGTCCGAGAGCTGGTGTGCGCGAGCGACATCCTTGATCGCCGACTTTCCGCGGTACCGGCTGTAGTTGGTGATCTTCGCGGTGCGGTCGGCGCCGTACTTCTCGGTCGCGTAGTCGAAGATCTCCTGCCGACGGCGGGACTCGAAGTCGATGTCGATGTCGGGATCGTCCGGCCGGGAAGGGTCGATGAAGCGCTCGAACTGCATGAGCGGGAACTCCATCGGGTCAATCTCGGTGATGCGCAGGAGGTAGCAGATCTCCGACCCGGCGGCCGACCCGCGGCCGGGACCGACACCGATGGGGTCGGGGTGGTCCTTGGCAAACCGGACGAGGTCCGCGGTGACCAGGAAGTAGTCGCAGAACCCCTTCTCTTCGAGCAGGCCGAACTCGTAATGGATCTGGTCGAGGTACTCCTGGGTGCGGGTGTCCCAACGCTCGGCGAACCGAGGGTCGGTCTCCGCGCGGAACTCGATCCCGTCGTTGATCCACTGCTTCAGCCGGTCGGCCGCGCTCATCGGCTTGCCGCGAGAGACGAACACGACGCGCTCCGACTTCGGCAGCTCGACGGTGCAGCGGTCGGCGATCTCGCGCGCTCCGTCGAGTGCGGCGTTTGCCTCGGCGTCGCTCAGGAGGCAGTCGGCGAGCTTCTGCCGGACGGCGTCGTCGGACTCGGGGTAGGTCAGCCGGACGTCGTACTCCCAGTCGGCGTCCTGGGTCTCGATCGTGCCGCCGCGGTGCGCCGCGTGCAGCATCCGCTGGATGTGGTTCTGGTCCGGGTAGGGGTAGTGGACGTCGGCGGTGGCCACGAGCGGGACTCCGTCGGCGGCCGACACGTCGGCGAAGAACTGGTTCAGCAGCACGGTGCGATCCAGCTCGGGGAACATCTGGACTTCGAGGTAGAACCGGTCGCCGTAGCACCTCACGTAGCGATGGATCAGCGCGCGGGTCTCGTCGACGCTCTCGTCGTCCCAGTCCTCGCGCCGGTCCCCGAGGCTCTTGCCGCCGAGCAGGGTGCAGGAGATCCACGAGTCGGCGCACCCGCTGGTCACGATGAGGCCCTTGGTCAGCTCGGGGTCGAGGAGCTGGCGGGTGTAGAGCCGCGGCACGACGAAGCTCTGCTCGTAGGACAGGCCGACGAGCCGGTTGAGGTTGCGGTACCCCTCGGCGTTCATCGCGAGCACGGTCTGGTGGAAGTGCCGCCGGACGCGCAGCTCGGGACCGGTCGCGACGTCGAACTCGACGCCGAAGATCGGCTTGATGCCGAACTCGTTGGCGGCCTGTTCGAGCTGCACGTGCGACGAGAGATTCCGGTGCTCGGTGAGCCCGACGGCATCCATACCCAGCTCCTTCACCCGCTGGACGTGCGCGCGGGGTTTCCGGTAGCCGTCGCCGTGGGAGAACGAGCTGTGTGTGTGCAGGGAGACCCACTTCACAGAAGACCCTCCCTCTTCAGCAGGATCTCGGCGTTTTCCCGCGCTACTCGCGAAAGGTGGGATGACGGGCGAGTCCGAGCGCGTAGGAACAGCTCATCCCGCAGCTTGGCCTGGCGTTTCTCGCTCTCGGTCAATCGATTCCACTGGGGTAGCGCGCGAGCCCGAATCCACCAGTGGCGATCCGGGTGCCCCTCTTTCAATCGGCAGACCAGGGTCCCTCCCGTCACGGAGTGTTCTTTGACGACGGGGCATGGCAAGTGCGGCTTCAAGATCGGGACGCGGTTCACGATGGTCATGGGTTCCTCCGAAAGTTGCTCGAAAATCCGCTGGAATGGCTGAGACCCAATGTAAGACTTGACGTCAAGGATGTCAAGCCCAACTCGCGCCTCTGGAGCCGACCAGCCACTTCTTGAAGGTGATCATGTCGTGCTCCTCGGCCCATTTCCGCATCTCTTCGGGGTAGTCCGAGCACCCGCTCTCCTCGCGCTCGATCTCCTGCCGGTAGCGCTCCTGGCGGTATTCGTCGACCTGGCGAGCATGGTGGATCGAGCACTGGACATGGTCGGGAGTGCAGCGGAGGTGCCGCTCGATCACGCCGGGTCGGTGCAGTCCGGACAGCCGCCGCCATCACAGGTCGCGCAGGGGTGATACTGCGCCTGGGTCCGGTGTGCGGGGAGGGTCGGGAAGGCGATTTGTGCTTCGGCCTCGGCGTATGCGTCCAGGAGCCGGTCCTGGGGAGTGTCGGTCATCAGCTCATCGATCGCGGCGTGCAGCCGGTCGAAGGGGATGGCCCCGCTGATGGTCGTCGTCGACTCCCCGCGGCGGACGAGCATGATCGCCGGTGTCGAGGAGATCATGTGCTTCTCCAGGAACATCCGCAGCTCGGCCTGGAACGGACCCTCGGGAGGAGGCAGTGGCGCACCGGCGAACCCGAGGTGTCGCCGACCCTTCGGGTAGCTCTCGATCGCGCTGAGCATGTAGTCGAACAGGTGTTCGGTCCGATCGCCGATGAGCAGAACCCAGCGGGTCCGGCCGGTGCGGCTCTCGATCTCCTCGATGACCTTGGGGTCGCGCAGGTCGAGGAAGTGATAGGTCATGTGCAGGGCCTTTCAACGGGAGAAGCGGGTGGACCGACCCCTCATCGGCCCACCCGCTTCGGTGGTGGTGTATCAGAACGCCGGACGGCGCTTCCGGCCAGCGGTCGCGGCGGCGGCCTTCTTGGCGGGGGCCTTCTTCGGCTCCGGCTCGGGCTCGGGCTCCGGATCGTCCTCGGGCTCGTCGTCCGGGTCGTAGACGACCTCCTCCTCGTCACCGTCGGCATCGACGTCGACCGGCTCCGGATCATCCTCCTCGGGGTCCTCGACGACCTCCTCCTCGACGCTGTCCGCGTCGTCGTCGACCACTCCCTCCTCGATGTCCGCGTCGTCGACGTCGATGGCCTCGGTGTCGTCGATGTCCACGTCGTCATCGTCGACGGCGCCCGGGACCTCGTGGTCGGCCGGATGGACGTCGTTGATGCGCAGCGAGCGCACGTTCTCGACCTTCACCTTGCCGTCGGCGCCCTTGGACTTGCGCTTGTAGTTGTCGTCGCGCGCCGAGACCACGACCGGCAGGCCCTTGAACTTCTTCCCGGACACGACGAGGTTGCCGATCTTCAGGATCTTCTCGCCCTTGTCGTCCATGATGGCGTCGCCACCCCAGAACTTCGAGCGCAGCGAGGTGTCCCCGGCGATGGCGTCGAGCAGCCGGTTGATCCGGCCGACGAACAGGTCGGCGTTCTCGTCACCCATGCTCTCCGGGATGACGATGCGCTCGAAGATGGCGTAGCCGTTGTACTTCGAGACCGGATCGTCCTTCGGCGCGTCGAACTCGACGACCGCGACGAGCAGATCCTTGTCCTTGGCCTTGTTCGGCTTGATGGACAGGTTCCGCACTTTCGCGCGGTAGATGCCCCGCGGGGGCACCTCGCCGACGTACTGACTGAATCCGGCGGTGGCCTCGACCTTTGCGGCCTCCGCACCGATTTTCAGCTTGAGCTTTGTGGCCATTCTGGATTGTCTCCCTCTACTCCGAGTCGACGGCGTTCGACGACTCGATGATCTGTGTGATGTCGGCAAGACCCTTGCCGACGGTCCGGCGGCCGAGAGCGTCGAAACGGTCCTTGGCCATCCACTTCTTGTTGGGCTGCCACTCGATGACACGCATCGGCTTGACCCCCTTCGTGGTCTTCACGCTGTCGAAGTGCATGTAGCCGACCACGTGCATCTGAGCAGCGATCCAGTTCGCGACCTTGCCGTCGCGGCCGTGGAAGTTGGGCATCCGCAGACCCGGGTCGTCCTCGGCGAACATGGCGTGCGCGGTCCAGCAGATGTTCACCGGCAGGTCGTTGACCAGGGTGACGTAGCGCATGAGGCGCATCTGCTCCTCGCCGTACTCCTGGAGTTCGACCTTGTCCGGATTGCGCTCGTCGTCGGCGTCGACGTCGGCCTGGACGATGTCCCGGCGGATGTCGAGCTGGAGCTGCGTGCCGGTGTCGATGCAGACCCAGTCGAACGGGAACTTCTCGTCCCGAGTCGCGTCTTCGAGCCAGTTGTAGGCCTCCAGGAAGTTCGACCACTTCGGGCAGCGCCAGACCTTCGAGTTGCCCGGGGCCTTCTTCGCCGAGATCGTGCCGTTCTCGACACCGAGGATCAGGGCTCTCTCGGCGCTGCCGAGGAAGCGGGTCTTGCCGACGCCGGGATCTCCGTACAGCAGCATCGTGATGTTCTCGGTGTACTCCTGGATGTCGACGATGTCGTCGGGGAGATCGAACCCCTTCAGATCGTCCGCAGTCGCCGTGGCCATGTTCTCCTCTTGTCTGTGTTGACGTCAACCCTACCATATGGCGCCGGGGATCAGAAGTCGCCGCGCCGTTCCTCGCGATGAGCCTCGTAGGGATCACGCACGTGGTAGGCGACGGATTTGAGCAGCTCGGTGTCGCCGTCCTGCTCGTCGGCCAGGCATAGGTCGTAGAAGTCGCAGTCCCATGTGCAATCGCGCGTCGGGTTCTTGTACAGCGGCAACAGGCCCTCGCGCATGGCGTTCATCGTCTGGATTTCGTCGGCGATGTGCTGGATCTGTTTCCGGCGCTCCTTCGAGGTCCGGTAGACCGGCTCTCGGTGGAACCGCGGGCTCGGCTGCTTCGTCGAGACGTCGCCGAGCACCGTCAGGCCGTGCTCCTCGGCCTCTTCGATCAGATCCGGCAGCTTCGACTTCTGAAGCTCCTTCTCCATCTCCGGTCCGATCGTCTCGACCCAGAGCTTCTCGCCCGACGCGGCGACCTCGCGCTTGGCGTGGAACTCCATCAGCGCGGCCACGAAGTGCTTCTTCGTCGGCTTGTTCGTCGCGCGACCCTGCTCGTCAACCGGTCGCTCGTCCGGCGGGGCTTTCATCAGGAAGTTGTAGAGGATCCCGGACAGCCGTTCCCGGCCGGTGATCACTCCCTGGCGCCGGAGGACGTTGTCGGCGACGGCCCAGTACCCGCCAGCCTGGTCGTCGAGAGGGAGGTGGTTGGTCTTGATCGAGCGCGCCGTCTTGTGGTCCCAGAGCCAGATCTTGCCGGTGCCGAGGTTGCGCGCGACGATGTCGAAGGTGCCGTGGAACTTGGCCACCGGGGTCCGGTCGGCTGCGTTCCGCGGAATCCGGACGCCGAAGGGCTGCTCGGGGGAGAGCACCTCCCACTCCTCGTCCTGGCCGAACTCGACGAGGTAGTTCTCCAGCATCGCCTCGCCGACGGCCTCGGCATCGAGCACGACGTGCTCCTGGTCGGCGTAGAGCGAGCCCGACATGATCTCGACCCGGACCAGCTCCATGACCCCCTGGCAGTACTCCTTCCAGGTCTCGATCGGGTCGCGACCACGGGTGGTGCCCGGGATGTACCAGTGCTCGAAGGCCAGGTGGATGCCGGTGCCGAACCACAGCGGGAGCTTCTTCCGGTTCGACTCCAGGCCCTCTCGCCAGGCCCACCACCAACGTTGCGGGCACCGCTTGAAGTCCTTGCGCTCGGACCCGCGGAGCAGCGGGAGGTCAGAGGTCATCGGCGATCTTCTTCAGCTCGCCGCGGGCCTGAGCGAGCGCGGCCCGGTACCGGATCTTGGCCGACTCCAGGCGCAGGTAGGTCAGGTTGTTCTTCTTCGGATCACCGTCGTCGATCAGGACGAGATCCCCGAGGTCGAAGGCCGGGTAGTCGTCGCTGTTCAGGTCGAGTTTCGGCTGTCGGCTCCAGATACCGGGGTCGATCCGATAGGCCCGGTCCTGCCACCAGATGTGCGACGGCGTACCGGGGTGATGCTCATCGAGGTAGAGGAACTCGATCGAGGGCCACTGGATCACCGCATGGTGGGTGTAGAGCGCGGGGATGGGCTCAGTCATTCGACACCAGCCAGGACTCGACCACGATCATCACGATGCGGTCCTTGTTGAGAGCGAACACGGTGCCCTTCTCGCCCGAGTTCCCGGCGTCCCCGTTGCCGACGGGGCCGATGTTGTACCAGTCGTCGTCTCGGGTGGTTCCGTCCACCTTCAGCGGGAGCACGTAGAGAAGACCCGGGACCGAAGGGGATGGCTCCACCTCGTGCCCGATGACCTTGAAATGGTGTCCCCCGACACCGTTTTCGACAGTGATAGTTGAGAGGATCGGGGAGACTCGACCGATTGAGCCCTCGGCCCACTTCTTCACGGCAGGAGACAGAGCGTGCTTTTTGCCCATGTTAGTTTTCCTTTCCACAGCAGCGTCGTCGACGGTATCAGGTCATCCGGACAGGGGTGGGGTTCTCCCGACCGCAGTCCAGGCAGACCTTGACCCCGAGGTGAACGACCCCGGCAGGCTCACCGTTCACCGTGGCGGGGTTCGTGCGCAGGTACTTCACCTGGGTCCGAGGGTGCTTGCAGCGCCGGGATGCGCGACGCTCGGCCCGGTTCACTCGGTCACCGACGGGAATGCGCCGCGGAACACGTGCCAGACGAGCCCGCCGTCCCGGATCGTCGCGATGTAGGCCTCCATCGCCATGTAGACGTTCTCGTACCCCGAGGACTCTCGCCCCTCGGGAATCGGGTGCTCGACGCATCCGCGGATACGCTCCTCGTGCAGCGGGTGGCCGGTGCCGCGGATCTCGATCGGGACGTACTCGAAAGAGTCCGGGTGGGTCTCGACGATCATCCAAATGTCGACTTGCGGATACCCCGGATTCGGGTGCATCTGCGCGTCGAGGATGCCGATGACCGTGGCGCCGACGACCCGGATCTGTTGGCTGTCTTCGACGGGAATGGTGAACTTCCAGATGGTTCTCATTCGATCTCTCCTGCGTCGGGAAGCAGCTCGACCGCTGCTTGAATCAAATCCGCTAGTTCCGAATGGCCCTCATGGCGTAATCCGTCCAGGTCAGAGGCCCTCTCAAAGTCTCCGAACCGGTAGTGCGTGGACCGGTCACTGACGGTCCCGTCCTTCAATACCCGAGGCCCTTCGAGGAACCAATGGGTGTGGAACTTGCCGATCCCGCGGAGTCCGTGGAATCGGCGACTCCGGCTGATACTCAGGTGTTCCGGGACGAGTGAAATGGCCCGGGCTCCGACGATCTGCTCCCGGTGGTTTTCGACTCGGAATCGGCTCTTGAACTCGATCGTGTGGAGCTTCATGCGGCCTTCTCTCGGGTGATGGGGGTGAGCAGCGAGCGCACGAAGTTGACGCCGCGCTGCCCGTCGATGATGAGCTTGGTCAGGCGCTCGCGGCCGCCGGAGACGAACGCGATGTTCTCCTCGACGGTTTCCAGCGTGCGGAGGTAGTGGATCGTGACCTGGTGTAGTCGGGAGACGCGGTGAATCCGGTCCTCCACCTGCTCCTGGTCGTCGGGAATCCACGTCTCGTCGAGGAACACGAGGTCATCGGCCGCGTCGAGGGTCAGCGACACACCACCGGCGTTGGTGTTGAGCAGGAACACCCTCGGGCCACCGGCCTCCTGCCAGCGGTCTTTGTTCTCCTTCCGCTGGCTCTGCTTCACCCCTCCGGTGATCTTCAGGACCGGGATGCCGAGCTTGACCAGCTCGCGCTCGTACATGTCGAGGATCGCGGTGAACTGGCTGGCCACAACGACCTTGCGCTCCTGGCCCTCCTCATCGGGCTCCATCGACGTGTGCTTGTTGATGCCGAGGCCGTCGAGGAACTCGACCAGCCAGTCGAACTTGACCGACGGCATCTTCGGCAGGAAGCGGTAGGCCTCCTCACCCTCGGAGTCGAGGTAGGTCTCGACGTCGCCGTGACAGATCGCGAACTGCTTCAACCGGACCAGCTCGGCGAGCACGCCGTTGGCGGTCAGCACGCCGGACTCCAGAATCGTCTCGGCCTCGTCGCGGATCTCGGCGTAGGCCTTCGCCTGCTTCGGGCTCATCGTGAGCCAGTGGCCGATCGGGCTGTGCTCGTCGGTCGTGCCGTCGTCGTAGGGCAGCGCGGTACCGGCGTAGAGCTTTGGCGGGAGTTCCGGGTAGACCTCGGCCTTGGTGCGGCGCAGCATGATCGGCGCGATGTCCTCGTAGAACATCTTGACCTTGGTCTCGTCGAGACCGGCGATCTCCATGTTCGACTTCTGGTCCTTGATGTCGCCGAGCACGTGGAACCACTGCTGAGCCCAGGACCAGTAGGCGTGGTACTTGTCCGGATAGAGCCAGTTCAGGGTGCCCCAGAGGTTCTCCGGCTTCCCGCGGAACGGGGTGCCGGACAGCGCGATCTTCAGACCGTGCTCGGCGACCGGGATCATGCCCGCACCGGCGCGCACCTGGGTCTGGCTCTGGGGAGTCGCGGAGTGGCAGATCATGAATCGGTGGCTCTCGTCGGCGACGAAGGCGCTCCACTCCCGCTCAAAGAGCATGGGGTACTTGCGATCCCACCAGCCGGGCTCCTTGAACATGCCCATCTTGCCGGTGCGCTTGTGCTTGCGCCGGACCAGGCTCGGCTTCACCCACTCCGCGCGGAGCATCTCGATGTTCACGATGACCCACCGACGTCGGTCGCCCGGCGGCGGGCCGAGACGGTCGAGGATGTTCCGGCGCGCGGGACCGGTTCCCATCACCGTGACGACCTCGTCGCCGGGGACCCAGGTCTCCAGCTCGTCGGGCCAGGTGGTCGCGACGGCCGCCGAGGGTGCAGCGACGAGGATGTCCCCGACGATCCCCGAGCTGATCACGGCGCCGAGGGTCTGGAGCGTCTTGCCCAGGCCCGGCTGGTCGGCCAGCAACCCGCGGCGGGTGTGGGTGAGGAAGGCGATCCCGGCGCGCTGGTACGCGCGTGCCAGCTCGGCGATCTTCGGTGCGTGCTCGGCGACGGCCGGATCCAGTTCGGCGTCGCTGCTCGCGCTGGAGAAGTTCTTGATGTTGCCGAGCCGGTCGCTCTCCTCCCACGACCACTCGATGAGCCCCTCGGACGTCAGCAGGTTGTCGCCGAAGACCCGGCGCAGCTCCTTGCAGTTCGTCAGAGTCAGCGGGAGCTGGCCACCACCGGCGTCGACACCGACCGCTCCCAGCTCTTTCAGCAGCTCACGGTATCGCTTGCTTCGAGCGGTGCCGGTCGACCACCAGACGTCGATGGTGGAAGCTGAAGTGTCGTCATCAGCGAGTTCGATCCAGACGTGTCCGTCTCGGAGAGCAGCGATTCGCTCGGCGGCGGCTGGACTGTCGGATTCGAGTTCGATGGCTCCCACTGGATCTCCCCGTCGTGCATGGTCTCGAACAGGTGTTCGAGCTTTCGGATGTAACTCTTCTTGCTCTCGGCGCCGGTGAACTGGAGGCCTGCCCAGATCCCGTTGAGCCGGGTGATTTCGTGTGCGGTCTCGATCCCGCGGCGCGCGCAGAGCTGCCGGACTGGACACGACTCACAGATGCGCATGGCCATCCGGTCCTGCTCGCGCAGTTCCTCGCGACCCTCCGGGCCGGTGCGCTGGCGCTCCTGCATGTCCGGGATGAAGGCGTCGCCGAGACCGCCGCACTGCGCGTCGTCGAGCCAATCCTGGTGCTCGTCGGGCTCCGGCGGGATGACGAACGCGGCGGCCGGTCGCGGTGGCCCGGAAGCCGGTTTCGGCTGGCCCTTGGCCGGACGGGGTCCGTTGAGGACGTTCGTCCCTCGGATGACGAGGGACCCACGACGAACCTTCACTCTTCGTCCATCCCGACGAACGCGGGCTCGCTGCGCTCGTGCTCGGAGTGGATGGGCACTCCGACCTCGGGATAACGGTTCTTGGCCTCCTGCTCGCTCTCAGCGCGCACGGAGTAGGTCGTGGTCTTGGTCTCCTGGACCTCGATCAGGTAGGTCTTCACTGTGTCTCCTTCGGGGCGGGCTTCTCGACCACCCATCGTCGTGCCATGAGTATCTGATGGCATTTCGCACACCCCAGACGATCGTGGATTCCACCGAACCAGAACACGCTGACCTCGATGAGCGGTCCGACGTGTCCGCAGTTTCCACACTCACCGTGCGGGGTAGCGACCAGATCGCTCACGGATGATCCTCTCGTGCAGGGGTGACAGCCACGGTAGCGCGAGCTACAGGTGGTAGAAGTGGTTCGGGCTGACCAGGTAGTAGAACGACGGGATCCAGAGCAGGAAGCCGCCGAACAGGATGTGCAGGGTCGCCGAGTGTCCGTGCTGGACGCGGGTGTAGTGGCTCATGATCTCTCCTTGGCTCTTTCGTCGTCGTGCCAGATCTTGATCCCCTGGAGCAGCTCGATCGGCATCTCGTCGATGATTTCGCGGACCCTCTTGTTGGTGCCGATCCCTCCTTGACCGAGAAACCCGAGGAAGGCCTTCACGGCATCGCGGTAGGTCTTGTCGTGCGCTCGGCGAGCGATCTCGCCTTCGATCTCGGTGAGCACCCTGTGTTCGTCCGTTCCGGCGACGTGCGCGTCCAGGTCCTCGGTCAAGCTCTGCTGGAGGACGTCGAGCGCCTTGTCGTCGAGGGCGGTGTAGTTGCTGGTCATCGCGGCTGCTCCGATTGGGTTCCGTGGTTCTGGTTGTCGACGAGACGATCCTCGGTGAGGAAGACCTGGTCGAGAATGACCTCGCGGCCGTAGATAGTGACCAGGTCGTAGTGCCGGAACGAGTACTCCTCGGCCGCACCGGCCCCGACGTTCAGGTGGATCTCGCCGCCGTCCATGCTGATCTGGCGCAGCTCAGCGATCACGATCTTGACCGACATCTCGTCGTCACCGAAGCGCTTCGGGAATCGGATGTACCGGCCGATGTCGCGGGCCATCAGCTCACAGGCGTAGACCTGGACGGCGCAATCCCCGAGTGACCGAGCAGGCTCCTGACGAGCCACCCATCCGCCACTCCGTATCGTCGCGGCGGCGATCGTGACCGTCGAGTTCGGCCCGTCGAGGTTGTCCATCATGTTCAGCTCGTCGGCCATCCGGTCCCGGTCGGCCTTCTTCTTGCGTGCAGATGCCATGTGTCAGCCGATCTTCTTGATGCGGGCGACCGCGACGGAACGGAAGCCGCCGCCGGTCTGGATGAAATGGAGAATGCGTAGGTCTTCGCCGTTCTCCTCGGGGTCGAAGTCCGCGGGTGTGATGTGCGGCGGGTACTTCTCGGCCGAGCCGTCGACGATCGCGGAGTCCAGCGCGCCGGACAGCGAGTTGAGCCACGAGATCTCGACCTTGTTGTTGGTCTTCCGGTTCACCCCGAGCTTGGTCAGGATCTCGGTGGTGCTCAGCGGGGACGCCACGGCCGACCAGTTCCGATGCGGGTTCGTGTGCTGCTGGCGGACCGCGGCGTAGGTGTCCTGCTGGCTCCACGTCGGGTGAACGGCGTCCTTCGGTTTCGCCTTCTCGGCGGCGGCCTGGTGCCCCATGGCGTCTTTCGCCACGGCGCCGGGCTCGGCCTCGGGCACGATCCCGAAGTGTTCGGGGACGGTGCGCTGCTCCAGATGGGCGGCACTCTCGTCATCCTCGATGGGCGGCACTGTCTCCCAGTGGGCGGCACCCTCACTCACGCTGTCGGTATGGGCGGCATCAGTGGGCGGCACATCCTGGTGGGCGGCACTATGGGCGGCACTGGTGGGCGGCACTCGCGCGCTGTCCACCTCCCCCATGTCCTCTTCGGGGGCAACGTCGTCGGCGTCACCGCTGGTGTCGGCCGGGCCGACCACGCGGAACTCGTTCTCGATCACCTCGCGCACGTCGCCGCTGTCGGGGTCCAGCACGCGCGTGACGCCGTCGTTGCCGGTGTAGCTGACCTGGTCGCGGTCCTTGTCGGGGTCGATCGCGTAGAAGGCCTTCAGCTCCTCCTGGTACTCCGCATCCAGCTCGCGGCGCAGGGTCACGAAGCCGAACTTGCGATTGACTTTCGGCGCCACGACGGGCTTCCAGCCGTAGTTCTTGGCGTGAGCTGTGATCTGCTCGGCGAGGTCGAGTGCGTCCGCAGCTTCCTGCGACATCTCTTGGGGCATTTTTCCACCTTGTTATCGGGTAATACCTGCATATATAACGGCGAAATCGGCTAATCGGCTGTACCGGGTACCGGGGTGGCGGGGCGCGGGGTGCGCGGGGCCTGGCGTGCGGGTCGCGTGGGTTGCTGCTGTCGAACCTGTGTGCGATCGAATGTCTGTTCGATGCCTCGAATGTCTGTTCGATCGAACCTGTGTTCGATGCCGGTCACTCTGTCGCCGTACTCCGTCCGGGTGGACGTTCACCGCTTCGCCGCGGTGGCTTCCTGCTCTGACCGGTGCGCGCTAACCCTGTCGCCCCGCTTCGCCGCTATGTACTTATCAACTGCCATCAATGTACCGGTTGACGTCAACCGGTGTCAAGTCCGGTCGTGCCGGTGTGTCCGGCCGTCGTGCCTGCTTTGCTCATGGACGACACCCTACGGCATGTCAGCGCTGACATGCAACCCCTACATGCTCCAGCCGTGCCCTTAAATGCGACTTGACGTCAACCCTCACATGTGGTTACTGTGCTCTCACCGGGCCGGACACGCTGGCCCGCAACACGAAAGGCCACACCATGAGCTACCGCAAGGTGTACGCACCCGACGACGCCGAAATGCTGACCGAAGCGCTGGACCGCTTGCGCGAAATCCTCGAACCGGGCAGTACCGTCGTGACGATCGTCAAGCATGTGACGGTGTCCGGCATGGGCCGGACCATCCAACCGATCACGGTTCACAACGGCGAAGTGTTCGATCTGACCGGATACGTGGCCCGCGTCGTCGGGTGGAAAGTCGACACCGATCGCGGCGGCGTCTACGTCCAGGGTTGCGGCATGGATATGGGGTTTCACCTTGTCTACACGCTGGCCCGGACGATCTACGGCCACCTGACTCCTGAGCAAGTCCAGGGATACAGCGTCAGCGGGAACGATCGCGACGCCGGTTACCTGCTCAATCACCGGGGTATCTGACATGCTGACGTCGACACTCACCGAACGTGTGACGACCGGCGCGCTGGACGTCGAAATCCGGATCCCCGCCGTGCAAGCGCGCGGCGCGATGGCCACGGCCGCGGGGTATGCGTGGCAGATCATCACCGATGACGACGCCGCTGGAGATCCCCGAGTGCGAGTGATCTGCCACGGCCGCCGGATCTCGGCTGTATTCGATCGCTGGCAGTATCCCCGGGCCGATGTCTACACCGCCGTTGGCCGCGCCGCCGTGGCCGCTCTCACCGGCGCGCGCACGGTATCGCTGGCCCACGTTCCCGCCGGGCCGGACATGTCGGGGTACGTCGGCCGGGCACCGGTCGCCGATAGCGCGCGGCCATACGGCGACACACACGCACGGTTTTACGCCGTGACCGATCTCGAAATCTGAAAGGCCGGAACGTGAGTCATTACGTCCACACGCTGACCGACATCGAAAAGGTGTGCGGGGTAACCCTCGACACCGTCGCCGCCGAACTGCCCCGGGTGGCCATCCGGCCCAACGGCGCCGTATGGATCTCGGCTGACCTACCTCCAGCCGTCGCCGGGTCGGTCGCACGCGCGGCCGTCGGCGGGCCGATCAAGTTCTCTCATCTGGCCCTATCCGGCACGATCGCCGTTTACTACCCCTCATAGATCACCCTCACTCGAAAGGCTCGTCATGCTGCACACACTCACTCACCGCTTCGGATCTCGGACCGCTGCACACACCGCGCGAACGTGCGTCATCTTCCAGCGATCGGGTTTCGGCCACGCCACGCCGAAAGTCGCCGACGACGCTGGAGGCCGTTTCGGCGGCCAGCCGGTGCCGTGGTTTCACGTCGCCGGTGATGGCCGCGGGCCGAAGGTGGACCGCTCCAGGTGGCTCGGTTTCTACACACCGGCCGGGGCACGTAACCGGCTCCAGGAACTACGCAACCGGGCCACGCATTCCCGACGGCGGCCGTCGGCGGGTGAGATCATCACCGGCCCGCTGGCCTTGCACGTTCATGACGACGGCGCCACGCGCGTAACCGTCGACTGGAGATCCCGCGACGGTGTCGAGTACTTCGACGATCTCGTGGTGATCGACTTCGCGCGGTCCGGTTTCGTCCATGGCAACGGCGTGGTGGAAGTCGGCGATGCGCTGGAGTACCTGAGCAGGATCGACAACGCCGCGCGACGTGAACCGGGGTACCCCGAAATCCGCTGGAGCGCTGGCCATGACTCCGCCGGGTGGATCGATACCGGCGACGTCTGGTCAGACGGTCGGTTGATCTCGTCGGTTGTCCGGTGTGGGGAATGCGGCCGCTCGTGGGATGACGCCATCGCGACGAGCTGCACACCGACACCGGCGGGCCGGTGTCCATTCGAGTACGATCACGGCCGCTCACTCGTGGCCATGTACAGCTGAAATCGACTGAAACGAAAGGCAATAGAGACATGCGCATCACTACCCCCGACGGCCGGATCCTCGGACACGTCACACTCACCGGCGATGACGTCGCCACGCTGGCCGCCGGTGTGGCCGACACCGTCGACGATCGTGCCCGTCGGCTCATCGCTGACACCCGGCGCGCGGCCATCGCTTCGGCGGGTGGCTGGACACCCGGCCCGCGACAGCACACAACGCCGCTGGAGATCCCCGACCGGCCGCGCCGTCGGCGGCCGTGGTGGCTGTATCTCGTCGTCGCGCTCGTGGTCGTCGGTGTGCTCGTGGCCATCGCTGACGGCGACGAGACTGCACCGACCTCGGCACCGTCGGCGGGTATGACGACGATCGCGCCGCAACCGATCAACGCGCCGCGCGCTATGCCCGGGCCGGATGGATCGATCGTCATCGGGTCGACGGCGGTCGACAACGTCTATCGCGAAGGATCACCGTTGCGGAAGCGCTTCGCCGCTTCGCTCATCTCCGACGGCGTCGCTGGCACCGTCGGGACAGAGCTGGACGCCAACGTGCGCGCGGGGATCTCCTTTTGCCACGCGATGGCCCGCGGGGATCTCCACGCCGTGCGACAGATGGCCGTTGTGACCGGTACGGCGGCCGGTGCCGAAAGCTACGGGATAGGGAAGCAACAACGCGCGATCGTCACCGGCGCGCTGGCCGCGTTGTGCCCGGCGTTGTAACGCTTGACGTCAAGTCTTACTTGCCGTAACGTCATCGGTGTCAGCAGGAAACCACCAACGAAAGGCCCGGACCATGAGCTACAGCGGACGCAACTCCGACGACGGACTGACCTATAACCACGTAACCATCGCCGGACGCCACACCGGCCGTCTGACGATCGCGAACGATCGCGGTGACCGCTTCGCCATCGATCCGGTCACGTCCGGTTCGTCGGTGTGGCGCGTAACCGACGTCGCCGATCGTCGCACCCGTCCGAGTCAGCGGCCGGTTTTCCACACCGGTAGCCGCGACGAGTGTGCAGACTTCGCCATCGATCGGCTTATCGATCTCCAGGCGTGTGGCCAGCTCTGACCGATCTCGGCACCGGCGTCGACGTGGCGCCGGTGCCATCCTTCCCCACTACCCCGACCGACCTTGAAAGGCTCCAGCCATGAAACTGCACACCGACACGCTGACGATCTCGGATCTGCACGACGCCGTCGACTTCGTGAATGAGCACATCACCCGCGACGTGACACACCGGCCGATCGTCGGTGTGAGCCTGCACCGTGACTCACAGCACAACTCCAGGTCCCGGCGCCGCGCGTTCGATGTGATCCTGTCCGGTGATGCGTCCAGCCGGATCAATACCGGGTGGCGTGGCGGGCCGTCCGATGAGCCACACGCCGCGACGTGGGATCAATGGGGAGCTTTCCTGTCTCGGTTGTTCGATGCCGACGACACGCTGACCATCCCGGGGATCTACGTCGACGCTGATCATTTCCGTTGGGCCACGTGCGAGCATTACAGCCCGGTGATCGGACTTGCCCCCGGCGCGCACTATCACCGGCGCCACGGCTGGACGCCGGTAGGCGATTCGGCCGCGGGCAGTTACGGCGTGTGGGTATGCGGCGACGGCGCGACAGTCGGCCGCGACAGTTGCGGCGCGGGTATGCGGCGGTTGTACACGCGCCGCTCGTGGGCCGATGTCCGCGAAGGATGGAAGGCCCTGAACTCGTGAGGGCGACCGAACGCCGCGCGCTGGCCCGCATCACCGCCGACGCACTATCCGGCGTCGTGCGTATCCCTGACGGCACACCGGCCTACTTCCAGGCCCTAGCAGAACTGCACACGGCACGCGCACACCGGCGCGCGCTGACACCCTCGAAAGGATCGAAGCGATGAGCAGCACACCGAAGTACAGCGGGCCGGACTGGATCACCCGCGACGCCGATCTCATCGGCATGGACGTCGACGAGTACCGGACGGCCACGGCACTGGAAGCGGCGTGTGGACCGGGCCACGCCGTGACCTACATCGATCGTGTCCAGTCGATTGTCCGCGGGTACCTGGACGCTCTGTTGTGGACGCAAGCCGATCACTCGCAAGGCGACGCCGACGACCCGGAAGACACAACGTTGATGGACACCGGTTACACCGCCGATGACGTCGACGCGGACACGCGCGGCCGGATCACCGCCGAAGTGATGGCGATCATCACCGCGCACCCGCTGGCCGTGCGCATGTACGCCGCGCAACGCCGCCACAACGCCGCCGACGGCAACGTGTGGGAACACTTCGGCCATGACTTCCTGCTCACTCGCGACGGCCACGGCGCCGGTTTCTGGGATCGAGGTTTGGGGGATCTCGGCGACTACCTGACGACGATCGCGAAAGGCTACGGCGACCATGACGAGCTGTACCCCGCGACGATCGACGGCCGCGACGTACTGACCGACGGCGGCGAGTAACCGATCTGACAACGCGCGTTGTCACATAGTGCCCCGACTCTGGCAACGGCGCCGGGGCACCGGTGTATTGACGTCAACCCTCACATGCCGTAATGTCTCACCTGTCAGCAGGAAACCCCACGAAAGGCCAGACCATGAGCTTCCTTCCCGCACCGATCGGACCCGTTGCCCCGACCGTCGTCGACGCCATCCGCGCGGAGATCGTCGCCGCCGATCGCGCGTACTCGAATAGCCTGGACAACCGGGTGCGCTGGAGCAACTTGGTTGCGGCCTACCGGACGGCGTACGCCGCGGCCGTCGACGCCGCTAACTCACTGGCACCCGGTGCCGACGATCTCGTCGACGAGCTGGAGCGTTGGGCCGACGAGATGGACGTTGTCCTAGCGTGGCCGCTGACCATGGGAATGGTCTACCGCGCGCTGGCCGCAAACGATTACGTGACCGACATGACGCTACACACCACGATCACCGGCGCGCGATGGATTGCGATTGACGTCGACGAGAACGGCACGTTTGACGGATGGATCGACGCCGCGCCGTCGGACCCCGGCGTGGTCGTCGTGCGCGGTTTCGGTTCGCTCCAGGATCGACGGTTCATCGCCGAGACGCTGACCGATCTCGTCGACTATGTCGCCGGTCGTCTCGTCATGCGGTCAGCCATCTGACAACGTTGGTAGTCGGTTGCCCCGGTCCAGGTCAGCGGGCCGGGGTATCGTCGGCTTGACGTCAAGTCTGACTTACCGTAATGTCTCTCTTGTCAGACACCGACACCGACGAAAGGCCAGCCATGTACCTGCTCCAGACGGCAACCGAGACCATCGCCTACGCCACCTATGAACTGGCCCGGGCTGCACAACTCGCGCACCCGGACCGCGCCGGATCGTCCATCACCGCGGCCTAACGGCCCGGCCGGGTGGCCGCTGCACCGGCGGCCACCCGCACAACTGACCACAATCGTGGTCAGATCGATTACCCCGAAAGGATCTCGACATGGAAGACAACGCAACTCCGGCGGCCACCCGGCGGCCGATGGCACGGCACCGGCGGGCCACACACGCCTACCGGGACACGCTCATCGGCCCGCGTCAGTTGCCGATCACCCGCGGCTACACCGGCCGGTACCGCTGGAGCGTTCGCACCGACGGCGACGCCGTACTCGTGTCGGCTCACGTCGCCGGTACTGACCGGCGGGTGCCGGTGGCCGATCTGCCCAACTATGTCGCGGCGGCCATCCTGGAGGCCATCGCAACCGACATCTGACGACACCCGTTGTCAGATCGACACTCCCCGAAAGGATTTCGCACCATGAACACGAAAGTAACCGGGCTGACGCTGGCCAACACGAGAGCGCTGGACGACGCCGTACACTACGGCCACCTGTCCGGCGTCCAGATCACTCGCACGACGGCGACGTTCACCGGGACACCGGCCGAAGCGCTGAAACGCCTGGACGCCGCGCGCAACGCACTAGCGGCCACGTTCGGCACGCGCGGCCATCCGGTGGCGTCCATTCCGGCCGTCCGGCGAAAGCTCGTCGCGGCGCGTGATCTGGAGGGCCAGCGATGAGCCACACCGACGACGCCGGGACGTTCCGGTTTCGGTGCCAGTCATGCGGTGATCGCACCGTGACCGATGCGCTGGCCGCCCGGTGTGACCGGTGCGTGTCGACGGCGGCCGAAGCGCTCACACGGCCACTACCGGACACCGGGCTGTACCGGGCCATGGATAGCGGCCACCGCAACCGGCACGGCCACGGCCTACTGGCACACCTGGAGTCGACAGACGGCGGCCTGCTCTGGTCTGTCGTGACCGACTGTTGTCGCCGGACCGCTGACTGACCGTCTGCCACGAGATCCCCGGGACACCCTCACACGGTGCCCGGGGATCTCTGTTGTGTGCTGTGTGGCCATCTGGTGGCGCGTGGCGCGTGTCCTCGTCGGCGGGTAGGGGTGTCCAGGGATAGGGGTCTCTCAGGACACTCGAATATGCGTTCGATGAAATTTTGAAACGTTTCAATTTTCTGCCATAGGGAAGGCCCTAGGGGATATGTATATGAATGGAAAAATTTATTTGTGTGGATTTATTTATTTGTGCAGATGTGCATATGTGGGGATATATCTAGGGTATGGGGTAGGGGTCCCATATAGGGGTATATATGCATATCACATTAATATATACATATCTATTAATATATTCATAATAAATGTTGAAAGAATAAATTATTGAAACGTTTCAATTGACGCCAATAGATACATGCATATGCATTTGATTGATGGATGGTTTCTCATTCATTCATTCATCAATCGATGAGGGGTAGGGGTAGGTGCAGCGCTGGAATGCGTTGCGACGGTGATGCATAGGGGTATGGCATGGCATCGATGTGTGATTGCTGGAGATCGGCGGTGCGTGGCGTGTGCGACGAGATCCATTGTGCGGCTGGAGGTGTGACGAGTGTGTGACTGGAGTGACATGGACGTATCGGCGGCTGTAATGGACGCTGACGCCGTGGTGTGTGCTCGTGGTGTGTTGGTGTGCCTGGAGGCGTGGCGGCGCGTGTGCGTGGCCCTGAGCTGGCAGTATGGCGTGGCGTCGACGACTGACGGCCCGGGGGTCCACCCCTCCCCGGGCCTTGCGACCGGGGCACGCCGCGTACTGTCCTCGAAAATGCGTACGGGTCCCCGTCGAAAACCCGTTCGATCGGCATTTCGATCGGGGTTCACCCCCTAGACTGGTCATGCGTTTCCTGGCCCCCAGATGCACGAGGAGAGCCCTACATGCCCGGACCCACAGCCAAGCCTGTCGGCACCACAGCCCGCAGGAACAAGACCTCGACCAAGGCCGTCCTGAGCACGGTCGTCGACCACGACATTCCGACGCTTCCACCCGCGGAGGAGTGGCTCCAGACCATCGAGGAGTTCACCGTGGCCGCCATGGCCGACGCTCCACCGCCAGAGCATCGTGACTGGCCAGAGCCGGTCAAGCGCTGGTGGAACGACATCTGGTCATCCCCGATGAGCAACGAGTTCGTCCACTCCGACATCCACGGTCTCTACCTGGCCTGCTTCTACATGGCTCAGGTGCTCAACCCGGCGCTGAAGATGAGCGATCGGATCTCGGCGTCGAAGGCCTACGAGACTCAGGTCCGCAACTTCGGCCTGAACCCGATGAGCCGCCGGACCCTCCAGTGGGAGATCGAGCGGACCGAGGAAGCACTGGCCAAGGGAGAGGCCCGCAGACGCCGTGCTGCCACCGATCCGACCGCGGCCGAGCCCGCGAGACCAGATCCCCGCCGTCGCGACGAGAGCGGGATGCAGAACCCCTTCACGGTCGTCAAGTAGGCTCGACCCCGGACGACATCGCCAGCGTCCCGCAGGACCCCTTCGACACTCCCCCGTCGGAGGGGTCTTGTCGTATCCGGACAACACCGCACACCCCCGGCTTTTGTCACTTTCCTACAAAAATCGGGTCCCGGAGCTGTCCGCGGATGTAGTATTTTTGTCGAAACCGCTCAGAAACACGCTCTGATTAGGGATTTTCACGAAATGTAGTACCCCTCTGTGAATTACCATACTACATTTTTACTTACATCGATTTCGGCCTGACCAGCGGGTTTCACTACCCCGAGTACGTTGAGTCGATTCAGACTACGGGTCACGCCGTAGGAGGAGGGGTGGAAATGCACCCCCTCTGTACATGAACTCTGACATCAGTGGCCCACCGACAGGCCGACATGTAAGAATTGACCGGCAAATCTAGCTTTGACACTAGGCTGACCCAAACTATTATTTCTACTCAGCATACTACAAGAGTGAAAAGAGCTGGTCAGGGATCTGCTAGAATGACTTTTACCCGTTTTCAAACGTACTCAAACGTACTCAAACGTACTACACCCAGACTCCTTGCCAGGGTTGACAATCAATCCTGACGTGGGTATGCTCGATGTCAGACCTGGTCGACAGACCCCCGTTTCCTTTGTAGGGAGCCCACAAAAGTGATCGAGCCCGTCCGGCACTACACGACCGCGAGACCTCGCCGCCGACCCGGCGCCCGGATCGTCTGCGACACCCCGTCGTGCCCCCGCAAGACCTACCTCCAGCCCGAGACCGAGGAACAGTCCAAGGAGCTGTCTCCGGGCTCCCCGCCGGGGCCGTGGGTGACCCAACGACTCCTCGCTCGGAAATGGTCGGTGGCGAACACGGTCGGCACGTATTGCCCCGAACACACCGTCGTTGTTCCCGACGCCGAAGAACGGGTCACCATGGGCCGTTCCGAGGCCGCCAGAGCGCGCCACGCCGAGCACCGCCGCAATATCCAGGAACAGATCGCGAAGGCCGACCGAAAACGCGAACAGAGCCGCCAGAGAAGCAATCGCTACAACGCCAAGAAACGAGGCAACAAATGACCGACGAACGTATAATCCCCGAGGAAAAGTCGCGCCGAGCGACGACGCTGAATCTGATCACTGCGACGCTCGCCAGTGCGGCCGTTCAGTCCGAGAATGCCTCCCGCGAGAGGGGCTGGGAGCGATTCGCTCAGATGGTGCTCGACAACCCGAAGCTGATCATCTTCAGCGACAACTGGCTGACCGACGAAGAGGTCGCCGCGATCTACGCCGCCAGCCGGGACCCGAAGCTGCGCGTCGACGTCCGACCGTGGGACGCCGACCAGGGGCTCGTGAAGACCGCGCAGGACACGGAGCGGCTCCAGAAGTGGATGGAGGCTCACCTGCCCGGCGACCAGGCCAAGCGCACCCCGTCGACGGCCGACAGCGCGATCATGGCCATGGACGAGATGTTCCGAGAGGTCGCCGCCGCCAAGAGCGCGAAACAGGGGATTGATCGGCTCTCGATCTGGATCGCTCATCACGTCCCGGCCGGAGAGCAGGCGTGGACCGGCAACCCGGTCGACACCACGATCGGCCTGCTGGAGAGGTGGAAAATGCTCGACGAGGAGAACCGGTCGCTGTCGATCCGCGTCGACGATGCGGAGGCGCAGGCCGCGGCCGCCGACCAACAGATGCGCGCCGCGTCCGAGCGACTCGACCGTCTCCAGCGGTGGCTGATGCTGGAGTTCGGCGACGTTCTCGGGGCCGACGAGGGACCGGTGGACAACGCGATCTACATCATCGAGGAGCTGCGCGAGAAGTACCGCAACGCCGACGAGGCAAAGACCAACGCCGACGAGGCAAAGACCGAGATCTCGGTCGAGCGCAACCGATTCCGGGAGCAGTTGGAGGAGCTGGAGAAGCTGCGATCCGAGGTCCGGCAGCGCGCCGCCGAGGCCAAGATCCCGCCGCAGAGCATCGAGGACGCGAAGCGCGAGGCGATCCGCAAGCTCGCCGACGGCGTGCCGGTCGAGGAGGCTTTCGGCAAGGAGAAGCTCGGCCGGAACAACCGGTTCGCCGGGGTCCGGTCCGTCTCAACCCTCCTCGGTGAGCTGGCGGGTGCGGCCAGCATGTGCTGGGAGAACGTCATCGCGGCCGGGGAGTTTGACTCGACCAAGGCCAAGGAGATCGTTGAGGAGGCCCTGGAGCAGCTCGCGGAGATCCATTCCGAGATCACCGCTGCCGAGGACATCGACGACGACCAGGTCGCCGAGGCCGCAGCTCTCTACAACGCGATCTGGGACCCGCGGCTGTGGCGCTCGCGGAAGCCGAAGACGGTCGGCACGATGCTCGATCCGATCAACGACCTGACGCACTCGGCGCAGGCCTTCATCGGTGGGTACGGCACCGACGCGGGGAAGCTGTTCATGTTCACCGACCCCCAGGAGACGACGAACGAGCTGTTGAGGACGGTCGCCGATCGCATGGGGGAGCTGGTCTCGACGGTGAAGTCGATCGCCGGTGGGTCGTCGGTGACGGTGGACACGACGTTCGACAACGGGCCGAAGGAGCCGACGTGAGCCAGGTCAAGTTCGAGACGGAGTACCAGAAGGCCCGGATGTGCGGCTTCAACGTGCGGGTCGGCGCCGAAGTCGCGAACAGCGCTCTTATCGGAGGGCCGGAGATCGGCGTGGTGACCATGACGGCGCCATTGACCGCTCGGGGGTACCTGCGCTTTTACCTGCTGTTGTGCGGGTGGATCTGCGACGAGTGCGGGTCGCGCGTGACGGTGGCGAAGTTCCACGAGCACGCCAGCGGGCGAAAGGCGTGCGGGGGATGAGCTACAAGACCAAGGTCACGTTCTACTGCGACGCCGTCGACTGCCAGGTGAACCAGACCTTCGTGCTCGTCGGCGTCGGCTACGGCGGGGCCTGGCGGGCTCAGAAGGGCAACGGGGTCGTCGAGCCGGTCACGAAGATCCTGACCAAGGACATGGGCTGGACGATGGGTCTCGGCCGGTCGGGGGACCAGATCTCTCGTCGGCCGGACTCGATCGCCACGTTCTGTCCGCGCCACGGCGGTCGGGAGTCGGTCTCGACATCCGGGTTGACACCAATCTGAACGTCGCGTACCGTAGGTGACATGAAGGAAGACGTGAGAGACCTGGTCGGATCGACAGCCTCGGTCGGGATGTCGCTGCTGATCACCTTCAGCGTCCTTCGCCTCACCGACGTCATCGACTGGTCCTGGGGATGGGTACTCGCCCCTCTCTGGGCACCGGCCGTTGTCTTCGGTGGGGCGATGGGCCTGAGCCTCCTCGCGGTGCGGATCCGCACCGCGCTCACCAGGAAAGGACGACGATGATCGACGAGAACGTATCGGAGCCGGATGAGCCCGGCACTGCGATGCACGAGCTGCTGGAGAAGTACCTCGGCTTCCCGCCGATGAAGAGTGTCCAGGTCAGCCTGCCGCGGCAGCACAGCAAGAACCTCCTGGTCAAGGCGCTGGAGGCCGGAGTTCCGACGGAGCCGACCGAGTTTCCGGAGGGGATGAAGGCGCTCGGATTCACCGACATGCCGAGCCTGCCTGAGCTTCGGCGGAAGGTCCAGGAGGCCGCGGACGCCGAGGCCCTGCGTCAGATCCGCAACCTGACCCATGAGCGGATGGCTGCCGACCGGATGGACGCCTTCCCCGAGCGGATCCAGATGACGGTGCGAGGGTTCCCGAAGACCGAAGATGCCGCGCATCAGCATTTCCAGGACGCGATGGCGAAGTTCGCTCGCGAGGTACTGCCGCCGTTCCGCGACTCGATCCAAGGCCTGTTCCAGACCGTCGAGACCACGTGGCGGTCGATGACTCCAGCGATGGAGATGATCGCGAAGATCGAGCGCGAGATGGACGGGAAGCCGGTCCATCCCAAGGACATTCGCGACGAGCGTGGGGTCAAGCAGCCCTCGCCGGTGCCGCCGTTCTGGGCCGCGCGACCGAACGGACGACGCCGATGACAAATGAACCGACGTGCGAGAAGAAGAACTGGCGCACCGGAAGCCAGTGTGTGCTGCCCGAGGGGCACACCACCTGGCACACCAACGGGACGAACCAGAGCTGGTCCCGGCACGATCGGCTACGCGCCGAGGACTATCCCGATCCCGAGGCCGTCGAGGCGCTCATGGAACTCGTGGCCGAGTTCGGCGCCACCGACAACATGGGGCCGAGCGATTGGGACGGCCAAGATCTACTTGGCGAGTTCCTGGAGAAGTACGAGGTCAGAAGCCGATGATGCATGACCCGCTGCCGGGCTCGCGCAAGGCGATGAAGGATCGCGGCGCGAGCCTGGGCAACCGAGAGACCCGCAAGTTCATGCGCAGGCTCATCGCGGCCGGTGGCGAGATCCGGGCCTCGTCCGGCAAAGGCCACCCGCGACTGTTCTACCGAGGCGCCTTCGTCGCCTCGATCTCCCTGTCCCCCTCGGACTCTCGTGCCGAGAAGAACGTGCTCGCCAAGGCTAGGCGCGCAGGAATGAGTATCTGATGAAATACCAGGTGAAAGACCTGATCGAGGCCACCGAGCGCATCATCGCGCAAGCAGACCAGAAGGCCGACGAGGCCGCGAAGAAGTGGATGGCTGACCACGAGCAGTTCTACCGCGCGCTGCGAGACCGGATGACCCAACGCCTCCGGAAGCACGAGCCGATCACCGAACAGGACTTCGAGGAGACAGTCGGCAAGACCGACCTCGGGTACGGCCGACGACGGGCCTTCCACGATCCCCGTCGCACGCCGATCACGTCACTTCGGCAGACGCGACCCCGGGGTCACCTGAACATCTTCTACAGCGACATCGTGGCGCTACGAGACACCCTGCGTGACCTTGACCGGGAGGAGATAACCGACCGGGACCTCACCGACCTCGGGTTCAACCGGTACGGCGCGGTGATCAACCGGCTCCAGAACCCGGACCGCTACTGGGGAAATCAGGTGATCTGGTGAGCGACACCGCGCTGAAGGTGGCCGTCGGCGACGTCCTGAAGGTCCGGCGCCGGATTCGGGACCACGACGCCGAGAACGCCGAGAAGAAGAGGACCGGCCGACCGTTCGGCTCGAAGGTCTTCACCTGGAACTACACCGAGGTGACAGTGACCAAAGTCGGCCGGGTGTACTTCTACGCCAACAAGGTCAACGAGTTCGGCGGGGTGTGGGAGCGCAAGTTCCGGCTAGACAACGGCTACGAGGTCGCCGGAATCGAAGGGTGCCAGGCTTTCACCCCGGAGTCTCTCGCGGCGCACGAACGGCGGGAGAAGGCGGAGAAGCAACTCAACGACCTGACCAGGAGCCCGTCCTGGCAGAACAAGCTGTCCATCACCGCGGTGGAAGGCATCGTCGCAATTCTAACCGCCGAGGAGGCCATCCAGTGAGCGAAGCCGAATACCGAAGCCTGGGGCCGCGCGATGCCATGCGCGCGCTGCTCCAGCAGTGTCAGACCCAGAGCGGGCCGCTGCGCGACAACGACGGCCTGATCGACAACTTCATGGCGCAGTGGGTCGTGATGTCGAAGGTCGACTACGACGTCGACAACGCTCGGCAGGCCGAGTGGCAGGTCGAGGCGAAGCGCGCGTTCGCGGTGATGCTCCAGGCGATCAAGTCCCTCCCCGCGGCGCGCTACCTCGGCGGGGGAGAGGAGATCGGTCAGCGGGTGCTCGACGAGGCCGCCCGGATCTACCAGTTCCACGGCCTCGACGCCGACACCGAGTTCGAGAGGTTCATGCCGTGAAGAAACTGATGGCGCCGTTCGCAGGCCTGCGATTCCGCCGGGAGTACGCGGTGGAGTGGATCTCGGCTCGTCGGGACGAAGGCCCCTTGGTGACCACCCAATCCGAGGCAACGCGGTCCTACGAGGTCGCGCGGTCGGCGTCGGCGTGGCTCAACCGAACACCCGGGATCATCTGGGCTCGCGTCGTCGAGCGGACGGTGCGGGAGGAACGGCCGCATTGGTGGCATCCGTGGCGAACGACCGGCGAGACGCGCTGG